CCTGCCCCGATTTCAGAGCTGTGCAAACCGCGGGCCATAGACAGCGTGCAGTAAATCTTGCGCGGCTTGATCTTGTAGCGGTGGCTCAGGATGAAGCCGTCGAACTGCGCATGGTGGGCCAAGAGGTCATGAGTAGACCAGTCGATTTTGGCCAGCTCTTCGGCGATCTTGGGACCGGGGACGACCTTGGTCTTGCCCTTACCGATCTTGATGCCGCACATGAGCGCTTGAAACCGCGTGTCTCGTATGTACTCGCTGGTGCTGAGCTTACGCAGCGTGTAATCGCTGTCGTAATAGGTCTCGAAGTCGAGCGTCACGAGGTTCGTAAAGTTCACCTCGGCCGGCTTGATTTGTGCGAGCACCACGGGTGGTTGTTCATCAGCCTTACGGCGGGCGGCAGAAGACCAGCTCATTTCATTCTTTCAGTCTTGCTGTGATCAGCTGTAGTGTGAGAAGGGCGTTCGCTCGCGCGATCTTTAGTTCGCGCAACCAAGCACCGCGGTGGTAGTTTGTGTAGACGAACGGACCGACACTTGACAGAACACGGTTGCCGAAAGGGCCCGCGGAGCACTTTTGAACAAACGCCCACTCGTCGTACTGAATAGCAAGGCGGTCCATAGGATCACCATGTCGATACTTAGCTATCAGCTCGTCGATGTCCATGCGGCCCCGCACTCAGAACTTATTCACCTTGTTGATCATGGCCCGTTCAAACTGCGCCTGTGCATCCCAGCCGACGGCATTGCCGCCGAGTATGGCGCCTGCGTTTTCCGCGACGCGCGCTTTTACTGCTTCTTGCGTTTGCAGCCACTTGAGCAGGTCTGCATCTTTTTTCAAAGACGGGCCGTTGATGACACCGATGCCGCTGATACGGTGAGCGACAGCGTTGATACGGTCCTGCCGCTCTTTTTTCGCGAAAGACAAGACGTTGAGCCACGTGACAAAAGTCATCGGGGGCTTGAGCAGCTCAAGCGGTATGTATTGAGCGACAACAGCAAGTTCGTCTTCGGTCGGCGAGACGAAGTGGTTGTATTTGGTGATGATGGCGTCGAGGGTTTCTGCGGTCATAACGATCCAAACAGGTCGAGAAGGTTGCGCATGCGCTCGTTCTTGCCGAGCAGAATCTCGTAGACCTGTTCTTCGATCGTGTTTTTGGCCACGACGATGATGGTCTCGGTTTTCTTTTTCTGCCCCATGCGGTACTGGCGGCGGTTGCCCTGGGCAAACAGCTCGGCGTCGTACGTGGGGCAGGGCCAGATGGTCGTGGTACCGCGCGTAAGCGTCAAGCCGTGGGCGATACTGCGCGGATGACCAAACAAGACGTCAAGTTGGCCAGCTTGGTAACGAGCGACGATAGCGTCTCGCTCTTTGTCAGGCGTGCTGCCGTCGATCACGGCATAACTCAGCTTGGCTTTGGCTGCATGCTTGACCAACAGATCGCGTTGGTGCTTCCAGAAGAAGAACACGAGACTGTGCTGACGCTGAGCCACCATGTCGATGATCATCTCGTAGCGCTCTTCGTCCACCACGCTGAACTTGTCATCTGTGGTGTAGAGCGCACCAGAACTGATCTGCAGCAGCTTGTTGGCCACGGCAGCAGCGTTGATGGCGATGGCGTCAGCCGGCACGCCAGACAGCCGTTGCTTGACTGCGGAGACCACAGACAAATAGATCTGATCGCGGCTCATGCGTTCGTATGCGTCACGCTGCTTTTTGGTCAGCTCCCAGTCCACCGTGTACTGATGGTTCGGCGGGATGTCCACGCAGTCTTCGAACTTGTGGCGGATCACGATGTCGCTGAGCAGGCCAAAAACGGCTTCTTCAGCGCCGGGCTTGTCCTGCCAGTTGATCGCGTTAGCGTTGCGCCCTACTTGCTGCGGGATGCACACGCTATTGCGAAACGCATAGAAACTGGGGCCCAAGCGCTGCCCGCCGTCGAGCAGATAAACCTGATGCCACACGTCGGTGATGCTGCGGCCGTTGGGCGTACCCGTGAGGCCGGAGCGGTACTCGAAGTGCTTGGAAACCTTGGCCATGGCGCGACTGCGCTGGCTGGTGTGGTGCTTGTACGCAGTGATCTCGTCGACTACCAGTTCGTCGAATCGCTCGAAGAAAGCTTTCTTCTGCTTGGCGAGCCATACGGCAGCATCTACGTTGGTCACGTAAATGTCGGCGTCGGCCTTGAACGCCTCATCACGATTGTCTGCTCGGGCGACTGATACGCGCATGTCTGGACAGAACTTGCGTGCGTCGTCAGCCCAGGCTGACTTGAGCAAGCTCTTGGGGGCGATGACCAGCATACACTTGGCCTTACCGCCCTTGCGACGCCGCCGAGCTGCGTAATGGACCAGACGCACGAACGTCTTCCCGGTACCAGGGTCGCTGGTGTCGTAGCGGATCGGCGTGCGGTCGGCGTGCTTCAAGCTGACCGCTTGATGCTTCATCGCTTTGGGGGGAAGTACGCGCGGCATCAGTGCACCTCTTTCAAGCGAGTTCGACGTTCATCGGCGATCTCGGCGCACCGCTGCCGCAGACTCTCTCCCGACGGGTCGGTGTAAACATCGGCATGGCAGAAAAAAGAGAGCTGCAGCCCGAGCAATCGGATAGCCGGGCACAGCAAAGGTGGTGACCCTTCTGCTTGCGCTTCGGCGATGAACTTGCTGAGCATGTCCACGACGTCGTTCAGCGCGTACGCTCCAGGCTGCATGTTGGCGACAATTTCAAAGCGGTTCATGAGGTCAGCCGAGATGAGATGATGGCGGGCAAAAAACGAATGCAGCGTGCGCACGTGACTTGACTTGCGTCGAGAAAGGGTGCATCGCTCTTCAGGTCAGGTATGCGTCCGCACAAGTTGCGGTACAGCGGGCGTCCCGAGACCGTGCGCTCGGCGATGCGGTCTGGTACATAGTGCTGCACGGTACCGCTGGGTACGATGTACGGCCTGCGATCTTGGATCACTGCCTGCACGTACGCTTGATAATCTTCGAGCCGAGTAAAACCTTTCGGGACGCGCTCGTTCATCGGTTGTACCCTTTCTTGACTCCGTCCTGGCAATGGCCGGTCCCCCAAGGGCCGTACGCGCACCATTGACAGCTGAAGATGTTCGCGTTAGCCGGGAACTCAGTGGCCGTGGTCATCTCGTTGCCCCGTCGATCGAAGTTCGACTTGAAGCGCAAGCCTTGCGCTCGGGTAAAGGTCTGAACCGTCACTTCGTTTTGATCGAGGTACCACAGCTCCGTGGTGACAGACTGCAGCTTCGGGTAACGCAAGAACGTCACGAGTTGGTACAGCTGCAGCTGCTCAGCGTGCTTGACTTCATTGCCGAACTTACGACCGGTCTTGTAGTCGATCACCGTGGCGTGCTCATCGCCGTGAAAAACACATGCATCAAGCTTCAAGCGAAGCCACACAGGTACCCATTGATAAAATTTCTTGCCGACCTGATAGAACAGGCTGGCGTCGCCGCGCTCGGGCAACTTCTTGACCTTGGTGACGGGTTCGGCAAACGCCAACTCTCGCCACTCGCCGTTGTAGTCCATGGGTTCCCAGTTACGGCCCATGCCCCATTCGCCTTCAAGCGAAACGCAACCCTCTTTGTAGAGGATGCGCAAAAGATCGAGGTGAACACCGAAGTGCTTTTCCGCTTCAGGGGCCAGGGTATTGATGTCACCGCGAACGTAGCGTTCGCAGGAATCGTGCACGCGCGTGCCGCGGTCGTTGGCGTGCTCTGTTTTGCCTGGGGGCAACGGGCGTTCAGGCTCGGGGATACGCTGGTCGTACTTGAGCCATGCCATGCGCTTGCAAGTCTGAAACGACTGCAGCCGGGTCGGAGACCAGGATTTGATCATGATGAAGTGTGGTTGATTTTTGAGACCAGATATCGTAACTGATCTTCGACCCAGGCTTCAGCCTCGCCATCTTCTCCCCAAGTGAACGTCGGTGAGTTCTCCCAGAAGTCGAGGGCGCTGCATTCAACCCGCCATTCTTTGTCGAAACACTGCCCGTTAACGACATCTCTGGCCCACGTCCTTGTGCGCTTGATGTACTCATCGGCGGCGCGTTGAGCATAGGCGACACCTGACTTCTTGCGGGCGTCGCAGAAGTACTGCGCCCAGGTGTACTCAAGAACTAGGACAGTTCTATTTCCATGGCCCCGTGCAGTTCCAAGATCGATCTCTTCTCCGCCGCGTTGGACACCGTACGGTCTATGCACTGTGTCTATTTTACCGACACCTTCAAAAGCGTACTCTTGATCAACGTAGTCCCAACGTGCGGTGATGCAGACGTCGTTGTACTCGACCTCGAAAGTTTGCTCACCCCGTTTCATGCTCGGTGTATCAAACGGCAAAGGACACATGCGCCGCGCTGCGCGCTGAGTAATCTCTTTCTTGGCGAGGTCGTATGCGTAAGGGGGAGCGATGCCGCGCTCACGCCGGGCCCGATACGCCTCGATCAGTGTCTCTGAGAGGTTTGAAGTCCGGAACATTGGTTTCGATCCCTCGTGTCACGCGCATCAGCGGCTCGCCGTCGCCGAAGTTGCGGCATTCGGTGTCATCGTCGTTCTCACCCAGGCGGATGAACGTGCCAGAGAACTCGCTGTCTTGCGCGAGCTCTCCCCAGAGCCGTTCGTGGATCGCGACATCCTCGTACTGCAGGTACCACTTGACGTCGTCGGCGTCGAAAGTGATGTACCCGTCGCCTTCATGCACACCGATCGAGCACTCTGCGAGGGCCTGTGCGTGTTCGCCAGTGAGGCGCCACGCTGCAAGCTTGGCCAACATGACCTTTTCAGGGGCGTAGATGGCGTACGACACGGTTGAACGGTAGCCCATGCGTAACTCCGTCAGTTGTCGAAGCAGAAGACGACACGGTACACCTCGTTGACTTTGTTCGGGTCGTCGAAGTGAAACGCGTCAGGTTCGAAAAGTTCGGCAAAGCAGCGGTACGGATGACCGTCTTTGAAGGACGCACGCTGCTGTGTCAAGCGGTCAGCCACAAACTCATGACCGAAGTGTTTGTGAAGGATAGGCTCAATCTCGCTGGGCGTGAGCCACGAGTGGCTGTGGAGGTCGGAGTCGTCTTGACTATACCGAGCGCGCGCCATCACGGACGCATCAGGCGGGAGGCCTTTCGGCGTGAAGCCGAAGTTGCCGTCGCCACGGACATCCGCGAGGTCGGCAAAGAGATCGTAGTTGCGACTGCACACTTTGAAGTACATGTTGCCGCTGGGGAACGACTGGCCTTCTCGAAAAGAATCGAACATTTTGTTAGATAGGCCCGTGAAATCACGGACGCCGTACCACTCGCCGGTGCTGGCTTTTTGTTCGAGGATGATGTGGATGTCGCAGCCCATGCTGTTCTTTCAGTCGTTGATCTTGAGGCCTTCGCTGGTGTGCTCCACGTTGATGAGCACATCGGCTGGCACCGTCACGTCGATGTACCAGAGCACATCGTCGTCTTTGGCGCCGCGTGATTCGACCAGGGCTTTGAACTGGCCCCAGGTCATGCCGTCGGAAGGGACGAGAGCCGTGTTCATTGCTTGCCCTTCTGCGCGCCGAGCAGGAACCACTTCCAGTCGCGTGCGATCGCCGGGTTCACATACGTGCCCTTGCGCGAGCGGCGGAAGTTGAACGAGTCCCTGTTGAGAGACTCGAAGATGGTGCGGAGGCGGTCTTCGTCGAGCGGTTTGACGGGCTCGTGTCGTGCATCCCGGAAACCAGGGTGCGTGCACTTGCCCCGCTCGCACTCGCAGTACGGGCTGCGGCAAGGCTTGAGTTCGCGGTCTTGGGCTGTGCAATTGGTGGCCATGCACAAGCCCATTTCATCGAAACGGTGCCGGCCGTCGCTGTGACCGGGGCAAGGGTCAGATTTCGATGCGGACATGCTGCCCCCACGGCGGAACGACGTCGGTGGTCATGACCCACAGCACCGGGTAATCCGGCGCCGTTTGAGGGAACGGGCCGTAGCCGTCAGTCAGGTAGATCAAGCATTTGGGGGTTTCGCCGAGCTCATCGAAGTGCGTGAACGGAGGGCGGAAGTCGGTACCGCCGCCGCCTTTGCTGACGAGCTTGAACTCGTCTTCCATGGAGAACTCATCCATGTGGTTGATGCGCGCGTCACACGAGATGTGGATGGTTTTGACGGGGCGCACAGCATCGCGGATGGCCGAGATTTCGGCTGTGAACGCAGAGAGCACAGGCCCGTCGATGGAGCCAGAATCGTCAGTCACGACGCACACGCTCTCCATGACTTCGCTGTGCAGGCCGGGCAAATAAAAGCCGCTGGCCAGCATGCGCCGGTTGGGGCGCGTCCACTGATAGTCGTTTTTCGCGAAGGACGTGATGAACTGGCGCAGCATGGCCTTCCAGTCCACCTTGCTGTTCAGCATGTCGTCGACAAAGCGCTCGAGCGGTCCGCTCAGTTTGCCTTGCGCTTTGGCAGCCTGCGCAGCCTGAGCAGTGGCGATCTTCCACTCGGTCTCGACCATTTCGGCGTCAGCCGGATTGCCTTGTGCCGCGTCACGGATATCACACAAGCCGCCGTGCTCATCGTCAGGTTGGTCGGGCAGCAGCGAGTAGATGTGGTCCGCTGTCATGCCCTTGAAGGCGGGGTTGTGCAGCCACGTTTTGCCCAGCTCGAACCCGGCATCTTTGATGACGTCATTGATGACGTAGTCACCAGCGGCGTTCCACTTGCCAGGGCTTCGACCGTTACGACGCGTCAGATGATCGAACACGCAGTGGCCGACTTCGTGGGCCATAGCGGACTTGCGCAGCGCAGGCGTGAGATCACGCACGAACTTCGCGTTGTAGAAGACGTGCTTGCCGTCAACGGCCAACGTCGGGATGGTGTTGTCTTCCACCAGCTTCAGACGGAGCGCCAGCGTACCGAAAAACGGCTGGTCGATGATCATGGCTGCGCGAGCGCGCGTGAGTTCAAGGAGAGCTTGTTGATCGACGGTCATGATGTAAGGCGTTGGATTGAGATAAGAAGAACGGTTTGTTCGACAACTGCGAGGGCGCATGGGTTACCGCCCAGTGCTTGTATGTGCACTGTTCGCATCACGGTTCGCTCTTTTTCGCTGCCTACTACTGCTCGTCCCCACGCAGATAGCCATTGTTCTACTGTGGGGGAGCGTTGATGTAGGGTATACAGCGCATTAGCGAAAGCGCTTGTCTCGTGTCGGTTGTCTACGCTTAACCGACTAAACGCATTGCAAGCACTTTGCTGACTATCCGTGAGTGCCATGGGTTACCTTGCGCTGCTTGTTGTTTCCAGTGTTGTATCGAGCGATGCCTAGACGCCAGAGACAACGTATTGAAATAAGCGTTGATGGAGTTGAGGCCGAGTTCTGCGAGCGCCCGTTGAAAGTGCGTTATTTCTTGCCGCTCTTCAGCGCTCAGGGATACTTTGCGGATAGTGCTCAAAGGTAGCCCCATGATGTTCGCTTAGCCTTTCAGGCGTTCGACGGTAACTGCCGTCATGAGCGTTTTGGCCAGCTCTGTCGGGTTCGGTCCCTGCGCTTGCTGTTCGATCCAGTAAATCCACCGCAGCTGTTGGGCGTCGCTCCATCTGGCGAACTTCACGCAAAGCACTCTCCATCCAGGCGATCCTTCTGCTCGCTTGTTCTGCATCACGCGTCGGAACAGAGCGATCAGTTGGAGTTCGTCGGGGGAAGGAGTGAAAGAACTTTGCATGCCACTTCGTCGATTTCCCGACGCCGGAAAGTACTGATGCGCAGAGTGCGCGGGCTCACTGATGCCAACGGCTCCATTTCTTTGTGGAGCTGAATGAGCAAAGGGTCGTCCGTGAGGTTCAGCGCAAGGATGACCCCATGAAGGTTCTTGACGTTGTCCACGAGGGAATCGCGGAACACTGCTTTGGGGTCGCTGAGACGCTCGTGCATGGTACCGACCACTTCGCGGATGCGCGCGAAGATGTCGTTCACCGCTTTCTCTTGACGGGCTCGAACTGCTTGTTCGAGCTCATGCCGCACGCGCGCCATCTCGGTTTCACCGACATCGACACGAAAATCACTGGCGCTTGGCACAGGTTCGGGGTCGATACTGACGTAAAACTTCAAAGCGATCTTGGCGGCATCCGGGTAGTCGCGAGGGTCGTACAACGTACCCAATCGCTGTCGTGCGGTCTGCACCAGCGCAGGATAGCCGTCAACGAACTCCCGCACACGGGTGTTGAAGGTGTCCTTGAGCTTGCGCATGTCCTGTGTGTACTGCATGAACAGCTTCGATGGGAGCAAGCGGCGACCGTCATCGGTCCACGGCAAAGTGTTCTTGTTGTGGTAGTCACGCAGGGCGTTTGCCGCCGACGCGATTGGCTTGAGGGCGTCAGCGTCAACCAGCAGCTTGTTGAAGCGGCCGGCATTCTTGGCGCCGTGATTTTTTTCGATCTCGGAAGACGCGTGCTTGTCGTGCTTGCGCGCCGTCCATTGGCTGATGCTCAAGGTCATCAGCATCGCTTTGTGATTCAGCATGTTCATTCCTTCAGGCGAGCAGACGTCTCAAAGATGACGAAACGTCAATCAGCTCGGTTGTGTGCCCACGCCAATGTCCTTCGCATGAATCTTTCCAACTCATCGTGGGTCATGCTTTGAGCCTTAACGCGATCAGCTCTATTTCGTACCAAAGCTTAAGCGTTTGCGCCAGCAACTCGCCATTCTCCGCTCGCCGGAGCATGTCGTGCCGGTCTTGAAACAGACGTGTGTAGCCCTTGTGCACAAGGATGACCCACGCTTCTTCTTCAGGGGTGAAAAAGTCGTCGATGGTCATAGTCATCGGTGAAGATAGGCCCCTGGGCATAGTGGTCAACGCAGGCGTCGTCGAACTGATTCGGCCAGTAGTTGTTCCGCTATTTGCATAGCTGCAGAATCGTTGTAGAAAGCTCTCTCGAGGCATCGGACCATCCCTCCTTTGGAGTCGAAGAAGGGATGACACAAACCTCGTCGGTGCATGTCCGCCCATACGTGCAGCATGTTCATGACCGCGTCCGCGTCGAAACGGCAAGGATCAAAGCGCGATTGAACAGCTCCCGGATCTGGTACTTCGCTCCGGTTGTTTTTGCTCGTAGCCATGCTAAGTACAGCTCGCGGTATGTGTGTTCGTAAACGACGCGGCAATATTTCTTGGGTAGCGTGCCCTGAAGCTGCATGAGGCCAAAGGCACGCCCTAGTTCCTCCGAGTAACTCGGAGGAACCCACCGCTTTAGATCAGCACGGAGCTGTTGTCGATCGCCCATTTGTGGAACGCCTTGCACTGCTGCAGGTCGGAGTCGCGCTGCAGTGCCGTGCGCATGAACACGACTTGGAACTCGACCTGCATGCGGTTGCTGTACTCGACCAGACGATCGAAGTTGTTCGGCGACGCTTTCATCGCCATGGCGATGCTCAGCGCGTACAGCACCGACGGCGATTCAGGCACCGGCACCTTTTCGGGCGCCAGCAGGATCTTGTCGATGCTCGGCATTTCCGCCGCGTCCTTGCGGAAGGCCATGAACTCACCGGCCGGGCCCTCGCCAACCGTGCCCTTGATGAGCTCGTGTTCTTCCTGCATGCTCAAACGCGGAGCCTTGGGATCGACGTGCGAGATGATTTGGCTGGCGAACGCCCACGAGCGCGGCGACGGGAAGGCACGCTCGTTCTTGGCCGGGTCGAAGCTGTGCAGCAGGCTGGGCTTGAACTTCATGAAGGCGATCACGTCTTGGTGCACGCCGTTCTTCAGCGCCCAGGACGCCCAATCGTCCACGTCCACGTCGAAGTCGATGTGGACGAGGCGGTTGGCCAGCGGGGCAGGCATGCGGCTGGTGACGCCGCGGTCACCGTCGCGGTTGCCGGCGGCGATGATGGCCCAACCTTCAGGCAGCACGTAGTTGCCGATGGAGCGGTTCAGGATCAGCTGATAACCGGCAGCCTGCGTGGCGGGCAATGCACTGTTCATTTCGTCGAGGAACAGGATACCGCGCGTGGGATTCGGGATCATGGTGTCGGCTTTTTCGCCTTTCTTGAGCTTGTAGCCTGCGACGTCACCGGCACGCACAAACGTGGGCGGCAAGAAGTCGGGCGGCAGCCACTTCATCACGCCGCCGTCTGCGTCCGGCACGGGAAAGCCCTTGAGGTCCACCGGGTCCAGCAAGTTCAAGCGAACGTCGCGCAGCTCCATGTCGTTGTCATGGGCAGACGTGGTGATGACGTCAGACTTGCCGATGCCGGGCGGGCCCCAGAGGAACACGGGCCGCTTGATGCTGATGCAGTGGTTGATGACGCGGGAGACGGAAGAAGGCTTCATGATGCTCTTTCATGAGTTGGTGGATTGATCATCGCCACGCAAACGGCGACTCACTTGTTCGGCCTGAATGACAGACCAGATGGTTGCGACTTCTCGCATACCTGAGACAAACACGTTGAGGCCGCGGCGCTCAACGATGTGTCGATATTGGGGGTGCAGCTTACTGAATGCGTTGTAAGACCGCGTAGTCATCTTGACATGGTGGACGTCAGGAGAAATAGCGCGCACCCAGTTGTACAGCTCTTGCGCGCTCAGCGTTTCAAGCTTTTCGCTACAGCTGTCGATATGATCTCTCTCCATAACGGGATCTCTTGACGGATGTCGACGAGGTACACGACGAACGTGTGCGCATACGAGTGGAGAAGTGTTTCACCGCGCAGAGCGCAGATCATTCCGTACGTCTTGCGTGATACTTCAACGCAGTTATGCGGGCACTTCTCGATGGCCTCGATCAGCTCTGAAGGCGATGCGCAATCTTCAAGGCGGCCACTTGCTCTCGGGTCCATGCTTTGCTCTCCAGCCACGGCTCTAACAACGGTCGGCACGCTAAAGCATCGAGGTACTTACAAACCCCTGCGTACATGCTGAACTCGTTAGAGTCGTCAAACTCACACCATCCTCCTACCTGTATGCATTGAAACAGGTACGTAAGCCCGACCAACTGCCCATGACTTAAGTCGCCGATGTCGCATGGTCCGTCGTTCATGGATTTCGCCAATTCACGAGAGATATCGGCGTCACCAAAATCGGTGCTCACTTCTGATCCCCGAGCGCTTGCTCGATCGACATGATGCGCGGGTCACGAGACTTGAAGCCCGGAGGACGTTGAAACGTATGCACCAGCGTGTTGTGCTTGGGGAACTTCATGGTCGGTCGCCAATCGACAATGTAGTTCGCCAAGTCACGTTTTGCTTGGATCAGTGCAACTTGGCTGGGCGTCGGAGCCTTGCCGACGATAATGATGGACTGGCTCATGGATGGTGATGAACTGGTTGTTGTGTGCCTCGCCCATCTTCTTGGGTAAGGCCAGCGGGCAGCTGACCACCCATAAAAATGGAAAGGGCCTGGGCGAGCGGAACATGAGTGACTTTCTGCGCGGCGGCAGCTTCGCGCTTGCGCTGGTGATAGCGCTGATAGCGCTCTTTACGAACTCGATCGACCAGACGTTTAGGCGGCGCAGCCTTGTGTTCACCTGGACTTGTCGTGTATCGAGCGCGTATTTTCTGATTACCGACATGTGACCACGAACAGATACGAACGGCGCTCTCGTCGATTAGTTTCGTAAGCCAACGACTGAGTGTGGATTCAGGAATGCCGAGCTCAGCGATGAGGTCTTCCTGAGTGCAGCTACGCTTTTGCGCCACCGTGGCCAGGATTAAGTCTCTCCATGGACGTCGTTTCATTTCGGCCAGCCGAGCTTCATGAGGTCAGTGATCAGGTTCGTCCCGGCGGGCAAGTTTTCGTCGTTGCTGCCTTTGCCGAACTCCATGTCAATGTACTTCTTGAACTCCGGGTAGCGCTTGCGCAGCGTGTTGACGGTAGAGCACCCTTTGAGCGCAGCTCGGACGCGGCGCTCTGTTGCCCCGTACTCGACTTTGATGTCTTCGAGCTCGCGTACCTTGTTCATGAGCGCCGGCGCAGCGGGCCCGAAGTCGTCGAAAGTGATGCTGTCGCCGCTCCAAGGCACGCCCTGGACGTAGCCGATGCCGTCGCAATAGATCGACGCCGTGTTGACGAACGAGCGCAGCTCGGGGTCGTACCAGAGCTTCTTCACTTCATCGGGTAGCAAATCGACGGCTGCGTCTACGAGGGCTCTGAGCATCACCTCGTAGTACTCGGGCTGCGGCACGTCATTCATGATCGAACGGCAGATCGAGTTGCGGTTGTGTTCGGTGAGTTTCATGGTGTCGGCTCTTGAGTTGCATCGGCTCTACGTACGCCCTTACGCAAAGCTCTACGGTTGTTCTGCAGTTGTTGCGCTTGCGTGCTTGCCGCAGCTGCTGCTCGATGGTTTTTTCTGAACGCTTCGTGAAGTGAGCCACCTCACGGAGCGTCCAGCCTTTGGCGAGCATCCGCACAGTGCGGAGCTCGATTCGGGTGAGGATCAAGCCTCGAGACCCAGGACTTCGCGACCGAGCGTGTGGTACGGGCGCACCTTCTCGATCGCTTCCGGGGAAGTGAGCTTGGCGAATGCGCGTTCGTGCCACTCTTCATCGTGCAGAATGCGCTCGAAAGTGAAGCGGACATCAGGCGGTGCTGCTTCGTCGGCCACGATGACGCGGATGCGCTCAAGGCGCATGCCCTCAGCCAAGGTGGCGATGGCCGCCTTGTCTTCGAAGGTGATCGCGGCCGCACTGACCTCACCCCAGTAGCGGGCTGACTCGTCATGCTGCCCGGGGTCGACGTTGCGGTTGTCGAGCAGCTCCTTGACCCAGGCGGCGTGCTGTTCTTCTTGGCGGGCGATTTGCTCGAGCACGCGCTTGTTGTCGGCGTTGATCGTGTCGGCTGCCATGGCAAGGATGCGAACGGCTGCCGTGACTTCACCGTGGTACTGCTTACGCAGCCATTCGTTGAACTTGGCGGGGTCTTGCTTGACTTCGGCCCACCACTGTTGTGAGGTGACCGGCATGATCACTCCTTGGAGTCGAGGTGCGCCACCAGGGCGGCGATGCCTTCTTGGCGCTTGGCGATCTCGGCCACCAGCTTCTTGGGCTTGGCCTTGATGGCTTCCAGGCGAGCGATCTCGGCTTCCTGGGCAGCGATCAGGTCGTAGACCTCGCTGTCCTTGAAGTCCTTGATGTCGACACCGTTGATCAGGGTCTTGTTGGTGATTTCGATGACGGCGGTCTTGTTGGTCATGATGCGGGCTTTCAAAAGTTCGGCCTCGACTTTGTCGATATGGCCTTGGGCTACGGAAATGTGAGCGTTGATTCGAGCGCTCACGGCTTTGAGGTTGAGGGCAGACTCGGCTTCGTGGTTGATCGGGCTGTCACCGGCAATCGCAGCATCGGCTTTTGCGAGTTGCTTGACGTACTCGTCGCATGCTCTCCAGCCATTTTGAGTGACGTAGTACTTCAGCGAGACCGTGTTGACGCAGATCAGATGGAGCGGACTGCACAGCTTGTTGATCACGCCGTCGGCCGGGCGCTGCAGCTCGATGCAAATCTGTTCAAGGCCGCAGCCACGAACAAACAGCAACTTGAGCTTGAGCAGTTCGGCTTCCGACCAGATCATGCCGTGTCGAGCGCGACGCTCATTGTCACGCTGTTTGAACAATGTGTTCCAGACATCGCCGTTCTGGTACGCCGGCTTGACCGTCGGCGCCTTGGGTTTTTCTGAATCAGCGTTTTTGACGCGATCCTCCCAAAACGCAAACGGCGGCAGATCCGAGAAGCCAGACGAACCGACGCGATCTTCGATGTCGTAAATGTCATCAAAGTAGCGACGCAAGTGCTCTCGGTTTGCTGGTCCGTCGATGCTGGAAGAAGAAAGCACTCCGGCTGGAGCCACGGCGAATCGGGTCGCGAACTGCATGATCACTGTTCGCGCACGCGCGTGGCTTTCGCCGGCGCACGCCTTGTACATCTCGTGGAATGTAGCTTCGTTCTCGAGCACGATTGCGATCTCGTGCAGCTTATGTGCTAGGGCATTCATGATTCTCCTTCTGTGAGTCTGAGGAATACGTGAGCAGCTTCCAAAGATTCAAACTCACGCGGCGGGTATCTGGCGTCGTCCTCAGTACGTACAGCAATGAGGTACGCTTTGCCTGATGATGCGTCGACCCTGAGTGACACGTACGTTTGATTGCGCCATATCCCTTCGAATTTTTCGACGGGGTATGTGTTTAGGAAGATGCTGGTGCCGTTCGTCGGGTCTATCACCCAAGAAGTCTCAGCCACGTTACAGCCTCCTTAAGTGAGCCAGCGCGTCGCGACTCACCGAACAGCGTTTTTCGTACACGCCAATGATCGTGGCCGAGAAGCTTGTAAATCAGCACATCGCCCTTGATGCTTATAGAGCAGCGCGATGATCCAAGAGTGGCGTGCTCTTGCACAGGTGGAAACCTGATAACTTTCATGTCTTCCCGGCTGAACTGCATGGCATAACCCTGTATGCGGCGTACGCGTGCGATAGTTTTTTGAACGGGCCGATCGTCGACAAAGTCCATTCGTCAGACGAATAGTTTGGTACGAGGTACCAGCTTTTGCGGTCCATGAATTTGGCGATTACGTAGTCACGGGTTACGCCGCCTTCAAAAATTACACAGCGCAGCTTCCTGTTTCTGTGCGTTGATGCGCCACGGATATCTTTGTGGACGGTCAACATGACACAAGCCTCAGATAAAGAAGCGCGTCCTTGAGCTTTGGGAAGAAGTCATACACAGCCACAGATTCGTACGACGCGAGGTGCCATCCTGGGTGGCCCACAAACTTCGCGACGTAGACCTCGTCTTGGAGAGATGGCACGTACCAACATTCTGTTCTGGTCGCAACATTGAAGATTCCGCTGCGAATAAGCAAGCCGTCGCTCTGGTAGCAAGGGTGCTGTTTGTAGTACGAACGGACGCATCGGTAAGCGCTCATCGGTTCAGCTTCCACGAAACGATCGTCGCCTTCAATGTAGGGGCGCTTATGTATATACGCGCAGGGAAATTAAGCCATACGCGCCAGTGCGTTTCGTCCCTTCGTCTCGATATGACGATCCAGCCGTGTTGGTCGCGTACCGCACAACGCAGACTCGCTGGATACAAGCGTCGATGAACGGTGAACTCTTTTTTCATGCTAGCAGTCTCCGCTGTGCAATAGCTGCTCTCAACGTTGGTGCTGTATACGGCACGCCGTCTACCCAAAACGTCCAGCCTGAACCAGGCGTGCGTTTCAGGAAAATCGCAGTGATTTCGCCGTTGTGATCCAAGGCCTGTGCGGTTGCTCGTGGCATCTCGCCGTCCTTGAAGCGTTGTACTTTGATTTTCTGGTTCATCGCTTCATCCTCAGGATGACCAATGACGCCTTGATGGTTGCGGCAAGTGGTGCAAAGGTCTCGTTGCAGTACCAGAGATTGTCTCTGCGCCTGCGGTACATGACCACGGTGCCCCACATAACGTCGCGGTCTGTGAGTACACAACGTGCCCGCGTATATGACTCTTTCTCTTGGTAGCGGATGATTTTGTACTTCATCGCAACAGCCTCATAGCGATTCGGTTAGCTTGGCGCTTTACGAGAGCTTCGCGAAGTCTTGGATATTCTTGGCCTAGTACTCTCCACGTACCGCGGTCTGTTCGATACGCGTAACGGAAAAGTTTTCCTCGCCATACCATGTAGACAGAGCGATCTTCGAAGATCAGCGGAAGTTCACAGTAGGGTAAAGGTGCGACGGCTCTCATCTGGTGAGTCTCCACACGGCCAACAGCTCCTTCAGCGTGCGTGCATACAGGGTTTCGTCATCTACGTACGCACACCAACGGTTTCCGTTGAGCTTGGTTTCCTTGCAGAAGTACATCTTTTCGTTACGGATCACCAGACTCGCCCAGGCACGAAGAGCATCTGGTCGTTGGGGCCGAATCCGTTTAATGGTCAGCCCTGGATATTTCGTGCTCATCGTTTGAGCTTCCACAGAACTAAGAGCTCCTTGAGCGTGTTGGCTTCAATGCGCTCAGTGTCTATATGCAACGTCCACAGCTTCGTGGCCCTCGACCTGAAGCAAAAGTACATCCCGTTGTCGATGTTCAGGACAGCTGTAGCTCGGAGTGATGGAGAGGCGGCGAGTGAGCTGCGCGTAACGTGGATAGGGCGACGTTCACATAGCCAGTTCATCTCATAATCCTCCAGCGCACGATCGCTTCTTTGAGCGTGCGCGCTTCGCCATATCCCCCGTACTTCATGAGATACCGCCACTCTCCTCCCCACCTCCGCCATATGGGGCTGTGCGTCACATCTCCGACCTGTACAAACAGCTCGGCTCTCATGTCGTAAGTCCCGGTGCCGCGGGGTGTGCGGACGATTGAGTACTTCATGGTTTGAGCTTCCACGCTACCAAGGCCACGCGGAGCTTTCTATGGCCGGTGAGCTTTGCCTTAGACGGAAATTGAGTCCACCCCCGACCACGTTCGTAATAGGCGATGCGAGACCACCTACCAGATTCAAGTTCACGAGCGGCGTATGCGAAATCGCATACGGGACCGAACCTGTGGATACCAAAAAGCCTCACGATCTTGATCGTGAGGCCTCCGATCTCGACTGTAGGGACGCGCTTTATTTCACCTTCTTGAGCGCCGGCTTCGACGTCGGCTTTGGGTACAGCGCTGATTGATGGGTCGCCCACTTCTTTGTGTCCTTCCACATGATCTTGATGCCGTTCACAGTCTTCGGCGCAATCCACACTTTTGTGACGTGGATGCGGTGGTGTTTGAGCATCGTGGTGAACTTGTTGGGCGAGTTCGGGATGTTGCCCACGGTGTACTCGAAGACCGTGCGGAGCTCTTCGCGGCTGATGTTGCACTCGCCGCTTTTGGTGTCGGTGCGTTCATAGATCCCTTTCAGGACAGCCTTGTAGTCCTCAACGCGGTTGATCTCCGCGGCATTGCCCATGTACGTCTCTGTGGTGGGCAGCTGGTCGATGAAGAACTCGAAGTCGCCGGCCTCCAGCGCGGCGCCGACGGTGTCGAAGCTGGTGACGGACAGCGAGATCATGTTCTGGCGATCCTCGGTGTCCAACACCGTGGATGCTGCTTGCGTATTGCACGGGTAGTGCAGCAGGTAGTCATACATCGACTGCAGCTCGCTGTCGATCTGGTCGACTTCGCTCATGGTCATGACCTGCTTGAGCGGTACGGGCTGATACTTGCCCACGTTGAAGCGGCGGTCTTCAGGGTCGATGCGCACCACAGCGGACTTGTTCGACGCCAAGATCCAGTTGGTGTAGTTGGGGAACTCCTTGGCCTGTGCGTGCATTTCGCGGATGGGCACCATGGGCTCGGTGATGAAGTTCTTGAACTTGGCAATGACGCCGGACTCGTTCTTGAGCGCACCTGTTTCGACCTCGTCCACGAACACCACGAAGCATTGCTTCATGAAGTGGTTGTAGCGCTCTTCGAACTCTTCCATGCGGCGCGTAGCTGTCTGCTTATCGCCAAGCAGAGGGCGGATGATCTTGTTCATCATCACGCCCTTGCCTGTGCCCTGCGTGCCATGCAGCACCCAGGCCGTCTTGGTGCGATCGCGGAACTGCACGATGAACGCGAGCCAGTTGATGAAGTGCTCGTAAATCTCCTGGTCCTCGCCGAGCGCGTGCCAGATGACCTTGTGGCAGTTCTTCGGGATCGTTGTGACCTTCTTCGTGCTGGCCTTCATGAACGTGGTCAGCTGAAACAGATTGGCCACGCGTGTCGTCAAGTCAACGCGGACGTTGTCATGCGGGTCGAAGACCAGATCCCACTCAGGGATGTAGTCGCCCAGCGGGACGCCATGCTGTTTGGCGAAGTGACGGACTTGAGTCTCGTTCTTCGCGGGATTGAGATCGAGTTCATCGAGCGTGGCGTCGTACGTACCGCGGTAGTACGTGCTGGTCTTGCGGTCCAGGAAGGCCAAGTAGATCAGGCCCGACGAGGAAACGCGTGCTGCTGTTCCGGTGATCTGCTGCCAGTACTCCGGCAGCAGCTCTTTGGTCAAGTAGACCGGCTCGCCCTTGAAGTTGAAGATGTAGTCGGGGTTGTCTTCTGGGTGGTAGTACGCCCAGCTGTCCCCGCCGTTGAGGTTGAAGTAGACAAAGCCGCGCTCTTGCTTCATCTCGGTGATCGTGCACACGTCGGGTTTGACGAGCACCTCCATCGCGCCGTGCATCTTGTACGTCGTCTTGCGCTTGGGCAAGCCGTCCTTCTCGCGGAGTTCGTCGATGCGCTTGCTGGTGCGCTCACGGTTCTTAGCGGTGGAAGGGATCGTGTCTGCGATCGACAGCTTGTCCTTTTTGCGCTTGACGAGCGTGATGCGTTGCTTGCCGTGCGGGTCTTTGATGCCCTTGAGTGTCGGCGGAGCGATGTAGATCAGCTTGTCGTTCTGGCATGCGCTGATGTCCAGAGGCCAGAGCAAGGCGTTGCCTGTCTTGGTCAAGGCCATCGACTGACTGAGCATGGGCGTGTCGTGGTTGATGCCGACCAGCCACTGCTTGAGCAGAGGTGCAGGGTACGCCTTGTCGAGCATCATGAAGACGTGGGCACGGAGCTTCTTGTCCGTGACCAAATGCGACGCGCTGTACTGCACGATGTAGGACACGTCCTTGAGTCCGATGAGCGCAAGGAACGAATCCACTGTCTCGGAGTCAGGCAGTCCGTCGAGGTCGAACACGACCCACTCGGTCGAGTCGTTCGTGTTGGTGGTCCCTGCACGAGACTCCTTCACGAGTTGCCGGGAGATGTTGCCCTTGACGAGGCAATGACCGAGAGCCGCGTGTTTGATGAGGGCACGTTCGAAGTCCTGGAGGTTGCGAACGTCGATGTGGTGGGACGAGACGTCGTACACGTGGGGATAGGACGTCTTGGTGATGGTGCCATCGGACTTCTTTTCGAAGCGCTTCGTCAACGGCACAGAAGCTTCCAACATGACAAGCTGCATGATGTGTCAGGGTAGAGGTAACGGTGGATGGAGAGGGCCAGTGTATGGCTTTTTCCCTTCCAATCCCTGCCCGCAAGGATTGGAAGGAAGCCCGTCAGAGGGCAGTGCTGTTTGTAACATTTCGTACATCGGTCCGTTTCTTCCAATCTTCAGCCTTCAGATTGGAAAATTGGAAGGTCTCAAATCGCCTTTTTCTTCAGCTATATCTACATCCTTCCAAACTTCCATTCCAATCTTGAAAAAAACTACAATGGAAGACTACATACTAAGGACAAGAGCCTTTCTATATAGATGAACAAGATCGCAGGATTGGAAGGAAGATTGGAAGGCGCGCCAGCTGCTTAAAAATGATGCAGTCTGTCGATGCGCGTGAGGGTCTCTGCGGCGTCGCATTCGGGCGTGTTGATGAGCGCAGCGTGTGGGTGAGGTTGAGGTGAGAGCCATGATCTGATCTTGCTCAAGATGAGGTGGATGAAGCGCATGTCCGTCACTCCTTACGTGGCATAAAAAAGGTGAGAGCCGAAGCTCTCACCTTACCCGTTGATCGTCAGATCATCAAGCTGATTTCAGCCAGCTGGCCGCCACGCTCTTGGTAGGCCGTCAGCTCTTCGACGTGCTCTTCAGCGAACGTCTTCATCGCCAGGGCCAGCTCGTTGTGCGCACCCTTGATGAGAGCGATGTCGCCTGCGGATTCCAGACGGTTGTAGCGCAGCAGCGATGCGAGCGCTTTGTCGCCACCCTTCTTGAGGCCGCGGAGCACAGACGCACCCAGCTTGTACTGGATGTGACGAGGCAGTGCCGAGACAGCGTCGTCGGCTTCTGCTGCGTCGACTTCCTCTTCGTCGAACGAGTTGAGCGAATGGACGGTGTCGATGATTTGACCTGCCATCTTGATGAGCTCGTCGCGTTCGTCTTCGATGAGCTTGAGCTTGGCAGCTTTGAGCACTTCGAAGTCTTGGTTCAAGGCGAGAGCGAGAGCCTTCAGTGCAGGCTCGTTGATGTCCGGGGAGGACTTGATCTGGAAGGTGATGGTGTCACGCACAGTGAGAGCGACGTCACTGGGGTGATTGGCCAATGCTGCCAGTTCACCGATTGCCCACAGCCGGACAACGTCCAGCTTGCGAGCGATCTCGATGTTGGGCATCGCCGTGTTCAGCCCCATGTCTTCCAGGGCCTTGCGATCGGCGCTTTCTTCGTGGATGTCGGCCATCGCTTCGTTGAAGGCGTCGATGGTCGGTGCTTCCGCCTGGTTCGAGATGTTCTCGTAGCGCGATTGACGGATGTGACCGCGCGTGTAGCTGATGATGGAGCTGTTCAGCGAACCGATGAGCGTCTTGAGCAAGCCCTTACGGGGCATGACAGGCAGAGACAGGATGGTGGAGGTGACGTTGATGTGCATGATGTACTTTCAGGTTGAGTTGAGTTGAATGATGGCTGGTGAGCTTTCGCTCTAAGGACTCAGCCGGCGCCCCGTACGCAGAATGTGTGGCACGTGTTGCGCGCACGGTCAGGCACGCCACGTTTGAACGCCAAGTTGAAACCGTTGCTCAAGGTACGATCGGTGACAAGCGTGAGCTTTCAACGCAGGCCATCGCGTGGTGTTAGTTTCTACATAGGGGTTCTCCAAGTTCTTCCTCGAGTTCAGCGAGGATGTCAAAAGGGTCACGACAGAGCATCGAGTCGTCGGAGTACTGCTCTACGAAGTAGCGCAATGCCTCGGACGCATCCCACGACAACTCACGAGGGTCGTGATCAAGACCGAGTGAGCGAGCTACTACCCGCGCCATGCCAGGATGACTCCGGTTGCAGCCATGCAAACGATGCCGCCCACAGCGTAGGCAGCATCGGCGAAAGTGCAGTGCCAGCGATAGACACGCCACTTGGTTGTGATGGTGAGTTGGATCATTTGGGGTGGATGCACGAATGCAGCACAGCGATGCGACACGCGCATTGCCGCGCTGCGGATTGGGCGCCCATGCGTTTGTACATGGGGATCATGAGAAGCAAAGCTGTCAGCTCAGCTTCGATGAGCGCAAGCGCAAGCTTTCGGTCAATCTTTTCCATTCCACCTCCTCAGGTGAATGTGGGTTGTGATGGATGGGCTCGACGTACTCGATGATGCGCACGTTTGTGAGAGTCAACTCACGCTGAACTGCACGTGCCCACACGCCGTGAAGTTGAGACTTGGCCAGCACATCAAGTGCTCGCAAGTACCAGAGAACGAGATCGTGATCCATGTGCTACTCCGGACGGTATTCACCGTTGAACAGGTCGATGGTGTAGACCATGTCGCCGTTGCGAATTTCGATCTTGCTTTTGCTGCGGTAGCCCGGCATGGTTTGAGAGTGATCGAACGCCTCGTCGAGTGTGTTGTGCGACTCGACGACGGTGTTGATCACTTCACATGCAGCGTTGACCATGACGTTGATGGAAGTGATCTTGAGGGTCATGCGATGAGACCTTTCTCTTGCAGGTTGTAGAAGCCGGGCACGTACTTGCCCTTTTCCTTGTAGCCGATGAGCGTGCGAGCGGTGGACAACACGAGCGAGCACATCAGTGCACCGCCCGTTGCCACCATCACGCCAGAAAAAGTCCCCCAATGCAAAAGGCAGAGGACGGCGAACACGATGCAGTCCACCAAGAACGGTGAACTGAGTATGCGCATTCGCCAGGACCACGGAAGCTTGGCGAGCGAGACGAGCAAGCCAAGCCCGACGATGAGTGACATCTCGAGCATGGCGTCACCTCACGCAGCTGCGGCAGCTGCGGCAGGAGCGGCAACAGCCTTGGGCTCAGACTTGAACCAGCCGAACACGCGATCCTTGGCCGAGCCGAGCGTGTTGCGCACAGCCGAGAGGTCGGAGTCGACGTTGCTGGTCAGGATGTACTGAGCGACCTTGCGACCAGCGACGAACGCGGCGTACGCAAGGAGGCACAAACCCAGGATGTAGACCAGCATGCTCAAGAAGGCAGAGCCCGTGAGCACGAGGGCACCAGCGACCAGCATGCCGAGCAGCTGGCCACCGAAGTAGCCGATGCAGCCGCCGACGATGATCGAGGCGACAGTGGCCACGAGGATGCGGCGCTTGGAAGGGATGGCGACGCCCAGCGACTCACAGAACGAGCGGAAGTCGAAGTTCAAGTTGCTGAACATCGAAGCGTGATCAGCGGCATGCTCAGCCGTGCTGTCTTCAGCAGACAGGATGGCATCAGCCTGGGCCTTCAGGTCGGCTTCAGCGCCGCGCAGCTTGCGCTGAGCAGCGACGTCCTTCTTGGCCTGAGCGATTTGCTCGGCGGTGGGCTTGGTGGAAGCGGCGGTCTTGGTGGTACGTGCGGTCATGATGATCTCCAGTGAAACAAGTTGATGAAGGAAAGAACACAAAGCGTGTTGGAGCGAGGACGTAGTCCTCGCATCGGCGTCACGCCAAAACGCCGAACAGGATGAAGAGCTGCTCAGGAGTCAGCTCGATGTACGCGGTGTGCATCTCAGCGCCCTTGCGCGCGAACGATCGCGCCGTTGTTGGCAATGGCCAAAGCCTTGGCGCGCTGGAAGTCGCCGGGCACATTGGGGTCGAACTCGAAGACCGGGCGAGGGAAAGGCAGCTGGCGCGGCATGACGCGTGCAATGCGCGCATCGGCCAGGGCGTTCAGCGCGTCGTGCTTCGCATCCAGCTGCGCGTTGCGCTGCTCGACGGCCTTGGCCAGCTGGGCTTCCAGCACGCGGACGCGCAGCGCGTCGGCGTTGGCCTGACTGAGCGCCGCTTCGTACTCACGCTGCTTCGCAGTAGCTGCGTCCAGCAGGATGTTGAGCGAGGCGATCTTCGATTCAAGCGCGTCGCAGTTGTGACGCAGCGCTTCGACTTCGTTCTGGAGCTGAGCTTTGGTGATGGTAGGCATGATGAACTCGTGAGGTAGTGGATGAAGACACCACGCGTGAGGGAGCGAAGGGCGCGGAACGCGAACTTCGCACAGCGGTGGGTAGAAGAGACTCCTTATCCCAGTCCTCGAATCCGAATCCGAACCCGGGACGGTCTTTGAGGACAGGGGGATAAGAGACTCACGCGGCGACCTACACACGAAAAACCGACCCACCCGGCCCTTCCGTACAAACCACTTTCAATTTTTTTCTATAAAATTTCCGTACGTCCAACTTTGATGCACACCATGGCTACATCCAAAAAGCGCGGGGCCGACGCGACGCCAGAAGGCCGCGCCAAGCACGCAGCGCAAGCGCGGCGAGGCATCAACACGTCCAGCGCGAAGAACGCCGAGCTGATCAGCCCAGACAAACCGCTCACCGACATGCAGCGCGCGTTCGTCAAGTTCTGGGCGCAGGGCGAGTCGATCCTCAGTGCATCGGCCAAGGCGGGCTACAACGATGGGGGCGCATACGCGTATCGCCTCGTGCGGATGCCCAACGTGCTGCGCATGTACGAGGACGAGAAGCGCCTCTACGAAGAGGCCAGCCAAATGACCCGCAAGCGCGTGATGGACGGCCTTTTGGAGTCCATCGAACTGGCCAAGCTCATGGCGGAGCCCGGAACGATGGTGTCAGGCTGGCGCGAGATCGGAAAAATGTGCGGCTACTACGAGCCGGTGCAGAAGAAGCTCGACATCACGATCAACGGCAAAGTGATGCTGGACCGCCTGGACCGCATGAGCGACGCAGAGCTGTTCAAGGTCATCGCAGAGACAGGTCAGCAGGTACTTGAGGCCGAAGCGGCCTTGATGGAGCAAGAAGATGGCGACGGAGAACCTGAATGACCAAGATTTCGACCCGCAAGCCGAGTTCTACGACGAAGAAGGCTACCGCTACCGCAGCTTCGCGGCGTGGCTCGTCCAAGACAAAGACCACTGCGGCCTCAACACGCGCCTCGACGAGCTCAAAACCATCCGCGAGTGGCCAAAAGGCGCCCGTGCGTGGTTCAGCGTCCACTGGCAAGAGCGCGAAAAAGCCCACCCTAGCGAGTACCTCGAAACTCGCAGCGCTCACGCCTTCGCCTCAGCCCACCGGGACTTTGCCAATTCCGGCTGCAAGCACCCCCGCAGCTGCGGCCGTACAACGCGAACTGGCGTCGCGCGTGCTGTCGCGGCGCCGTCTCATGCCGTTCATCCAGCGGATGAACCCGAAGTACCTCGCAGGGTGGGTCCACGATGACATCTGCCGCCGGCTGGAGCGCTTCAGTGAGGCCGTGGCGGAGGGCAAATCGCCCCGACTCATGCTGCTCATGCCGCCCCGGCACGGCAAGAGCGAGATCGCGTCCAAGAACTTCCCTGCGTGGCACCTGGGGCGCTACCCGGACCACGAGTTCATCGCCTGCTCGTACAACTTGAGCCTCGCGATGGGTTTCAGCCGCAAGGTCAAGCAGCTGATCGACGACCCCGCCTACCAGAGCGTGTTCACGGACACCCGCCTGGACCCCAACAACAGCTCGACCGAAGAGTGGGGCGTACACAACCACCGCGGCGGCTACGTGGCAGCTGGTATCGGCGGCCCGATCACGGGTAAGGGCGCTCACGTCCTCGTGATCGACGACCCCGTGAAGAACGCGGAAGAGGCGGACAGCGCCGACGGCCGCGAAAAGACCTGGGAGTGGTACCTGTCCACCGCCTACAGCCGCTTGGCCCCCGGTGGCGGCGTGCTGGTGATCCAGACGTGGTGGCACGACGACGACTTGGCGGGCCGCCTGCAGAACATGATGAAGCTGGGCGGCGACGAGGACCACATCGACCAGTTCGAGGTGGTCAAGTACCCCGCCCTGGCCGAGCAGGACGAGTGGCTGGACACGGCCACGGACGAGATCGTCCGCATCGACACCGGCAAGATGGCGCAAGACGTGCTCCGCAAGGCCATGGTCAGCGCCAAAGTCATGGCGTTCCCGGAAGAAGCCCGGGAAGCCGCCGCGCGGGCGATGCTGAGCGGGACCGACCCGACCAATCTGCGCTGGCTCCGCAACGCGGGCGACGCGCTGCACCCGGCACGCTACGACGTGGCCAAGCTGTTGCGGATCAAGGCCCAGAACAACGGCGGGCGCTGGTGGGCAGCCCTGTACCAGCAGAACCCGGTCCCTGACGATGGGGCGTATTTCACCCGCGAGCAGTTCCGCCGGGCCCAGCCGCCGAGGGTCAAGGACGCCAACGTCTACATCGCGTTCGACTTCGCCATCAGCGAGAAAAAGCAGAACGACTACACGGTCGGCAGCGTCGGGCTGCAGGATACGAACGACATGCTGCACATCGCTGAGGTCTTGCGCTTCAAAAGCGGGGACGCGTTCTTCATCGTGGAGAGCATCCTGAATCTTGTCGTACGCTGGTATAGTCCGAGTCTGATTCTGGGCTTTGAGGACGGGCAGATCTATCGAGCGATCGAAGCGCTGCTGAAAAAGCGCATGAAAGAGCGGCAGCTCTACCCGTCCATCGAAGTGCTGAAGCCAATCACCGACAAAATGGCGCGTGCCCGCCCACTTCAAGGCCGAATGCAACAGGGCATGGTCAGTTTCAACGACTCGGGTGACTGGTACGACGTCGTGCGGCAGGAAATGCTGCGCTTCCCGGCCGGCGTGCACGACGACTGCGTTGACTCACTGGCCTGGATGACGCAGCTTGCCATCGGGCGGGCTGCACCTCTCAAACCGCGTGCTCAGAGGATTCCGTCATGGAAGGACAAACTCAAGGTCGGTGGCGCAGCAGCGTCGCACATGGCAGCTTGATGCGCACAGGAGAACCGCATGGCCGATAAATGCGCCGAACTGATCGCCCGCTGCTTCGCAGCGCGCACCGCCGCCCACTTTGCCCACTTCACGACCCGCTCGTACTCCGCGCACATGGCGCTGAACGAGTTCTATGACGCCATCGTCGAGGCTGCAGATACGTTCGCCGAGTGCCGCATGGGCGTGGAGGGGCCGTTCAAGAGCTTCCCCAACGTGCCTGTGCCCACCGGGGAGCCGGTGGATTGGCTGCCGGATCTGCACCAGTGGATCAAGGCGCACCGCACCGAGTGTGCAGACGGCAGCACGGAGTTGGCCAACCTGATCGACGAAATCTTGTCGGTGATCGACAAGTCGTTCTACAAGCTCAAATTCTTGAAGTGAGTCGCCTATGCCGATCGACGCCGCCCTGTGCACAAAAATCTGGTACCGCTACGCCTGGGCCCGTGACAACGGGCACGCGCAGTTCGTCGAGAAGGCGGACAAGTGCGAGGCGTTCTTTCGCGGCGACCAGTGGGACAAGGCCGACAAGACCAAGTTGCGCCTGCAGCGCCGCCCGGCACTGACGATCAACAAGATCATCTCGACCATGGCCAACGTCATGGGCGAGCAGATCTACAACCGCAACGAGATCGCGTTCCGCCCGCGCTCAGGGTCGCCCGCCGAGACGGCCGACGTGCTGACGAAGGTCTTCAAACAGATCAGCGACAACAACCAGCTGGACTGGAAGCGCTCGGACATGTTCGCCGACGGGATCATCACGTCCCGCGGGTTCCTCGACGTCCGCATCGGGTTCAACGACAGCCTGCAGGGCGAGGTCGTCATCGAGAACCTGAACCCCAAGAACGTCATCGTGGACCCGGACGGCGAGCAGTATGACCCGGACACGTGGAACGAGGTCTTCACGACCAAGTGGGTGACCGCTGACGACATCGCGGTGCTGTACAACAAGGAAGATGCCGATCTTCTGCGCAACCGCGAGCAGAGTTTCTTCCCGTACGGCTACGACAGCATCCAGTCCACGCGCGATCGCTTCGGTGACCGCTTCAACCCGATGTACAACGGCACGTACGATGAGTCCAGCGTGATGCGCAACATCCGCTTGATCGAACGTCAGTACCGCACGCTGGATAAGCAGAAGCACTTCGTTGACCCAACCACGGGCGACATGCGCGCCATCCCGGCCGACTTCGACCGCAACCGCATCGCGTGGTTCGTGGAAAAGTTCGGCTTCAAGGTCGTCCCGAAGATGGTCCACCGCATCAAGTGGGTCGTGATCGCCGACAACGTGGTGCTGCACGACGACTGGAGCCCGTACAAGCACTTCACGGTCGTGCCCTTCTTTCCGTTCTTCCGTCACGGCACCACGATCGGCCTCGTGGAGAACCTCATCGGGCCGCAGGAGCTGCTCAACAAGGTCTCGAGCCAGGAGCTGCACGTGGTCAACACCACGGCCAACAGCGGCTGGAAGGCCAAGGCCGGCGCCCTGGTGAACATGAGCGCCGAAGAGCTGGAGCAGCGCGGTGCCGAGACCGGCCTCGTGGTCGAGGTCAATGGCGACCCGGACAAAGACTTGGTCAAGATTCAGCCCAATCAGGTGCCGCAGGGTCTGGACCGGATCAGCTACAAGGCCGAGGAACACCTCAAGGGGATCTCTGGCGTCTCGGACAGCATGCAGGGCCAAGACCGCGCCGACGTCGCCGCCAAGGCGATCCAGGCCAAGCGTCAGGCCGGCAGCACGAACTTCGTCAAGCCTCTGGACAGCTTGACGCGCTCCGACTTCATCCTGGCTCGCAACATCCTGGACTTGATCCAGACGTTCTACACCGAGGAACGCGTCCTGACCATTACCAAGGACAAGCTCACCGGCGAGGAAGAGACGTTCACCATCAACGGCATGAGCCCCGATGGTACTGTCGTCAACGACCTGATGCTCGGTGAGTACGACACCGTCACTTCCAGCGTACCGCAGCGCGAGACCCTGGAGGACAGCCAATTCGACCAAGCCGTCGCTCTGAAGGAACTGGGTGTCGCCATCCCGGACGAAACGCTGATCGAGAACAGCCGCCTGATCGGCAAGCGCGAGATCATCAAGAAGATGAACGCGGCGGCGAACAGCCCCGAGGCGCAGGCACAGCGAGCGCTCGCCATGCGTGGCCAGCAGGCCGAAGTCGCCAAGACGGAAGCAGAGGCCGCTGGCAAGCAGGCCGACGCCGGCCTCAAGCACGCCAAGGCCCGCAAGGAAGGCGTGCTGGCTGAGAAGGAAGCGGCTACGCCGCCAGAGGACAACGGCGCCCAGGCCCAGGCGATGAAGGTGCAGGCCGACATCGCACTCGATGAGAAGAAATTCCAACACGAGATGAGCATGGAAGAGCGCAAAATGCAGTTCGAGTTCGGGCTGCGCCAGATGGAGGCGCAGCAGAACGCCCGCCTTCGCGAACAGGACGCCGCCGTTCAGCGGGCCGTGGCCGTGAAGCAAGCCAACCAACCCAACCCCCAACCCTCCAACCCGAAGGAAACAGCATGATCAAGCTGCACTGGATGTTCAAGCGCTACATGGAACCTGCAGGCGACGCCGACCAGGGCGGCGCGGGCGGCGGCACAGTCGACCGCGGCGACAACTGGACGCCCACGGACGATGAAGTCAAAAAGCCCGACGTCAAGCCCGACGTCAAGCCGGACGCCGACACGATCGGCGCCGCCGACACCTCGCTGCGCGACGGCGGTGGCGGTGACGAGAGCGACGTGGACCCGGACAACCCGGACAAGGGCAGCGACGGCAAGGCCGACAAGGACGACAAGGCCAAGGCCGACGCGCGCATCCCGCTCAGCCGCCACAAAGAGATCCTCGAGGCCGAGCGCGGCCGACGTGAAGCTCTCGAGCAGCAGCTGTCGAAGTTCCAGCAAGGCCAGCAAGTCGCTGCCACGAACGACGAGATCACTCAGCTCGAGGACAAGCTGATCGCGAAAGAGACCGAGTACAACAAGGCCGTGGCAGACGGTGAGCTGGACAAAGCCAACAAGTTGATGCGCGAGATCCGCACGATGGACCGCGACATCAACGACAAGCGCACCAACATGAACATCCAGGCCGCGGAAGCTCGCGCCGTCGAGCGCGTGCGCTACGACACCCTGGTCGACCGCATGGAAGAGGCCTACCCGCAGCTGGACCCCAAGCACCAGGACTTCGACAAGGACAAGACCGCTGAAGTGCTCGAGCTCAAGGCCGCCTACCAAACCACGGGCTACACGCCCTCGCAGGCGCTGCAGAAGGCTATCAAGCTCATCATGCCGCCCAAGACCCGCGCCCAGGAGACCGCCGCCGAGGCCACCCCGCGCGTCAGTGCTGAGGACGCGGCCAAGGCCAAGGCAGAAGCGCGTGCGGCAGAGCAGCGCAAGAAGAACGCGGACGTTGCCGGCCGGCAGCCTCCTGCGACGACGAAGGTCGGCCAAGACCACGACAAGCTCGGTGGCCAGATCAGCGCGAAGGACGTGCTCAAGATGTCGCAGGACGACTTCATGAAGCTCGACGAAAAGACCCTGGCTGCCATGCGCGGCGACGAACTGGAGGCATGATCATGGCTCGCATCCACACTGACCACAACGGCGTCTATGTGAACGCCATCAGCGGCATGGCAGACGGTACCAGCGTCGAAGGGCATGTGTACGACGTTCACGCCGGGCGTTACTCTCTCCGCCTGTCGTTCCAGCTCGGGCCGATCAAAGAGGCCGGCGTCAACGGCCTGACCAACGAGGCCCTCATCGCGGTGCTGACGCATCGCATGAAGGTGCTCAACAGCAAGTTCCCGTGCGCTGAAAACCAGCGCGCCATCAACCACCTCGAGCTGGCCGCGCAGGCGCTTGAGTCGCGCACCAAGGACCGTATCGCACGTGGGGTCGAAGGAACCCACGCCTCTTAACTTTCGGAGACCGCCGTGCACTACACCTCGAACCTCGTTTCATCCCCGTCCAATCTCCCTGGCTACCGAACAGGCGACACCATCAGCATGGGCGACGGCTCGGCGTGGGTCTACTACGAAGGGGCGGGGTGGGTGCCCGACGTGTCCTCGGGCGCGGCATTTGCCGCGCCCAAACCGAGCGGCAACGACGACACCGCCATCCTGCAGGACTTCCTCGATACCATGGGGGCGGAAGCCGCCGCCTCGAAGCGCCGCCGCACCGTCGAGCTGTACGGGCAGGCCCCGTACCTCGTGAGCGGGTTGTGGCACCCTGAGTTCATCCACATCAAGGGCAACGGCACCACGTTGATCAAGACGACCAACGCCGTCTACACCAACGGGGCCCTGTTCACCAGCCCTCTGTCGTCGGTCATCCGCGCCAAATGGAACAAGAAGAACGGCAGCTGGTACGGTTCGGCGCGCTTCATGGGTCTCGAAGACATCACGCTTGATGCTGCGAACAAAGACTACCTGTCCGTGATGGAGTACTTCAACGTCGAGAACCTGCTCATCAAGGACGTGACGCTCATCGCAGGGCTGTGGTCGCAGAACTGGTCCACGCGCATCGGCGGAAAGAACATCACGATCATGAACCCCCGGGTCCTGGGCGCCACGCGGGTGTTCCAAGACGGGCTGCACATCCTGTTCGGCGAAAACATCCACGTGATCGGCGGGTACATCGAGGCGGGCGACGACTGCTTGGCCTTCGGCGACGATCAGATCACCAACAGCGAGTATTACGACGATCAAGGGCTCAAGAACTTTTCGGCTGTGGGTGTGTCTACGCTCGGCACACGCGGCGCGGGCTGCAAGGTGTACGTCCCGGCAACCAAACCGTTCGCCTCTGCACTGGGGTACACCAAAACAGGTCGCGTCTCCGGCGGTCGCATCTCGTTCACGGGTCGTGTAGGCCAGCTGCGCAACGGCGGCGTGTCGCTCATGAACCACGCTACCCCTGACACCAGCGTCATCTCCGATCTGCGCGACGTGCACGTGGAGGCCGACTTGGATGTCGGTACCGACGGCACGGGGGTGTATTCGGCGATCCCGGGCACATTGATCGGCTCGCCATCGGCCGTGTCGCTCGCCAGCGAGGCCATCGTCACGCTCAACGGTCACGGGTTGACCACGGGCAAAGTCGTCTCGTTCATCAACATCCCGTCCAACGGCATGCAGAACCTGTCGGGCTTTTACCAAGTCCGTATCCCGACCGCCAACACGTTCGGTCTGAGCGACATCGCGTATCGTAACAACGTGGGTCTGGACAGCACGGCGTTCGCCGCCTGGACATCCGGCCAGCTGGTGCATGTGTCGTCGGGCACTGGCTACACCGTCGGCGACGACCTGACGTTGTCGGGCGGCTCAGTGCAAGAACACGCTGTGTTCCGCGTCACGCAAGTCGGCCCCAACGGTGAGGTCGAGGCGGTGCGCCCCATTTCGCGCGGCAAGTACACCACTCTTCCGCCCACCCCCAATTCGCCGACAGGCGGCACCGGCACCGGCTGTCAGCTGTTCCTCGAGCTGACCCACTCCGGAGTGAACGCGTTCGGCGTGATGAACGTGGGCACGATGGACACCTCCGTCGAAGCGAGTCTCGTCATCAACGACACGACCGGTTCGTCCACACGCTTCGGCGTCGGGTCCTTGCAGGACGTCCAGGGCACGCAGACGAAAATCAACTGTCAGAACATGCCCGGAAACGGCGGGATTCAGATCGCGAACGCTTCGACCGTGCACAAAACCCGCGATAACCGCATCTCGGGGCACCTCGTCAGCAACGCGGACGTGTCAGTGGTGAACGGTCATGTGATCTCGTTCAACGCACGCGACACGGTCCTGCACGACTGCTTGTTCGAGGGCGTGCAGCCCAACGTGGCAGCGATCAACTTCGGGTTCAACGGCAACTTCTGGCAAGAGCACGTCTTTGTTTCAGCGACTGATTCCGTCGACGGGTTCGGCGCCTATGAATGCCCGATCGGCACGCCTGCGGTCGGTTGGCGTGCCGGTGACTACGTCGGCATCTTTGACAACGTGCTGTCAGGCGGCGGGTCTCTGAACGGCTACTACTGGATCTACAAGATGTTCGGCGAGACGACCATCTACCTCAAGGACTTCAACAACGAGGTAGTGGGCTTGCGCGGGGCCACCGTTGTCACTCCCGGCCGCACCGCGCTTACGCAAAACACGATGACGTTGGAACGCGTCACGATCCGCGGCGGCGCGTCGTCGTACGGCATCGGCGCGGCGTCGAACAACCCCCTCCGCGTCAACGGACTGGTCATCAAGGACAGCGACTTCAGCGGCGTAATCACGCCGCTTGCGCCGAACGTGATGAACTTGCCCATCATGTCGGTAGCGAACACCCTGGGCATCACATGTGACACCCGTGTGTACAAAGCTGCCTCCGTTACGCACAGCATGCTGACCAGCCGCAAGATTGTTCTGCAGCCCAGCGCAAACCTGACCATCAACGCGCCGACATCGGCGCGCAAAGGCGACGAGCTGGATGTCACGATCGTGCACCCGGCGGGCGGAGCGGTGACGGTGACCTGGGCCTCGGTGTTCAAGAAAGCCGATGACGGCACGGCCGCTGCGGGCTCCACGGGCAGCACGCGCTTCGCGTACGACGGCACGAAGTGGGTACAGAAAGGCGGCGCGCTCGCGTACTTCGCGTGACCCGTTGCCAATCAAGAACAGCCCGCATCGCGGGCTGTTCTCTTTTGTGTAAAAAGTAGATTACACTCGCTCCCATCGTGCGAGATGACGACACATTCTCAGTTCGCTGGTCGTGGCGAGACACGACAAATGCCAGTACTTCAACCCACAGTCAAAGGAGAGCCCCATGGCACTCACGAACTTTGGCCTGCTGACCAGTGAACAGAAGACCGTTTGGTCGATGGACCTCTGGCGTCAGGCCCGCAACATGTCCTTCGTCAACCGCTTCCTGGGCAAAGGCCCCAACTCGCTGATCCAGCACATCACCGAGCTGAAGAAGACCGAGAAGGGCGCTCGCGCAGTCATCACCCTGCTGGCCGACCTGCAAGGCGACGGCGTGGCCGGTGACCGCACCCTGGAAGGCAACGAAGAGGCGATGCAGACCTTCGATCAGGTGATCCGCGTCGACCAGCTGCGTCACGCCAACCGCCACGAAGGCCGCATGGCCGACCAGAAGTCGATCGTCGAGTTCCGCGGCAACAGCCGTGACGTGCTGGCCTACTGGCTGGCCGACCGCATCGACCAGCTGGCCTTCCTGACCATGTCCGGCGTGGCCTACACCAAGAAGAACAACGGTACCAACCGCACCGGTTCGGACCTGCCGTTCCTCGAGTTCGGCGCCGACGTGGCAGCCCCGTCCGCCAACCGCCGCCTGCGCTGGGACGGCACCAACAAGACGCTGGTCGCCTCGGCTGCCACGTCTGCGTTGGCCGCCGCCGACACCCCGACGTGGAACATGTTCGTGCAGCTCAAGGCTTACGCCAAGGAGCGCTACGTTCGCGGCATCAAGGAAGACGGCGGCGAGGAAACCTACCACGCCTTCCTGACCCCCTCGGCGTTCGCGAAGCTGAAGCAGGACCCCGACTACATGCTGAACCTGCGTCACTCGCAGCAGGCCGACAAGAACAACGCCCTGTTCACCGGCTCCAGCGTGAAGATCGACGGCATCTACCTGCACGAGTTCCGCCACGTCTACAACACCCGCGGTGCCGCTTCCGGCTCCAAGTGGGGCTCCGGCGGTACCGTCGACGGTTGCCAAGTCCTGTTCTGCGGCGCGCAGGCCCTGGGCATGGCAGACATCGGCGCCCCCGAGTGGGTCGAGAAGGGTTTCGACTACGAGAACCAACAAGGCATCTCGGTGGGCAAGATCCTGGGCTTCCTGAAGCCCAAGTTCGGCAACATCTACGAGGCCGGTTCCGTCGAAGACTTCGGCGTGATCTCCTGCTACGTCGCCCAGTAACGGGCCAGGGCCGGCTGACGCCGGCCCGTAGCACAACCAGCTCATGAAAGGAGGCCAGTCATGGCCAAGCTCCTGAAGAACCGAGGCCTGCAGTACGCGCTGTCGGCTGAGTTCACCCTCAACGTGACCGACACCATGGTCATGACCGACGGCGTCGAGAAGTTGTTCTCGGTCGCCGCCCCCGTGGCCGACATCATCGGTCTGCCGCCCAACGCTGTTGTCGTCGGCGGTGACGTGACCGTCGAGACCGTGTCGAACGACACCGGTACCGCGACCATCGCCGTGGGCGACTCGGCGTCGGCCAGCCGCTACTTGGCCGCCACCAGCATCAAGACGGCCGGTCGCACGGCTCTGGTGCCCACCGGCTACCGCGGTTCTGGTGAAGACATCCGCATCACCCTGGCCAACCAGAACGGCAACGCCACGGCAGGCACGGTGACCGTCCGCGTCCAGTACGTCGTGACCGGCCGCACCAACGAAGTCCAGGTCGCTTGATCTGAACAACCCACGTCAGGGCTTCGGCCCTGACTTCTAAGGAGCCGAACATGAAATTCATCTCGAGTCGCGATCGCACCATCGCGTCGCTGACCGGCCACTCGATCGAGTTCAAGAAGGGTGTGCCGACGTTTGTCCCCAAGGAGATGCACGCCGAAGTGCTCAACCTGGGGTGCGTGCCCGAGGAAGAGCTGCAAGACAGCACCGACGACAAGCCTGCGGTCGAACCGACTGACCCGACCGAACGCCAGGACGCGCTGCTGGCTGCCATCGCGGTCATGGTGGAGCGCAACTCCCGCGACGACTTCGGCGCCAACGGTGCTCCGAGCATCAAGGCCCTGAACGACGCCCTCGGCTGGAAGCCCAGCGCTGAAGAGCGCGACACTGCGTGGCTCGAGTACCAGACCAAGGACTGACATGACCGGCCAAGAGCTGCTTCAGCTGTTCCGCCAGGAGATGAACGATCTGGCTGCGCCGTACCTTTGGTCCGACGCAGAGATCCTGTCGTACATCGACGACGCGCAGATGATGTTCTGCCGAAAAACGGACGGGATCGCTGACGCCTCGACGGCCAGCATCGTCAACATCGAGGTCATCGCAGGCCAGGACTGGTACACCACCAGTCCCCTCATTCTGAAATGGCGCACCGCTTTCCGTCGGGACAACGGACGCCCGGTCGATCTCGTCAACATCGAAGACACCGCGACCCAGGGCATGCGCTTCGATGGGCGCAGCGGCCCGGTGGGCGCGGTCGTCATCGGGCTGGAGCGCACCAAAGTCCGCGTCTGGCCCCTGCCCTCTGAAGACGTCGTCATCGAGACCACTGTGTTCCGCCTGCCGCTGCAGCCGGTCAACAACGCGACGAAAAACGAACAGCTCGAGGTCGACGTGCAGCACCACCAGCACCTTCTACGCTGGGTCAAGTCGCGGGCCTACGGCAAACAGGACTCCGAGGCTTTCGACAAGACGAAGGCGCGCGAGTTCGAGCTATCCTTCTTGCAGTACTGCGAGGATTCCAAGATCGAAGACCGCCGACTGCGCCACAAAACGCGCGTCGTAGCGTACGGCGGCTACTAAGGAGCAGACGATGCCAGTGATCACGATGACCACGAGTCGCACGTACGCGGGCTTGTGGCTACAAGCCGGCGTGTCGTACGACCTCGACACCTCCCCGGCCTCGGCCCTGGTTACCGCCGGCTCGGCGACATACGGGGCGCCGACGAACTCCGCCATTCAGCAGCTCGTTTACGTCGGCGCGACGGGGCAGCTGCAACGAGCAGGATCAAGCGCGCTGCTGGTGAGCGGCGCACCATTCGCCCGCCGGACCCTGGTGGTGGACGGCGACTCCCAGAGCAAGAACGGCGACGTCGTGTCAGCGGGTGCCTACCGCCTGCTGTCGTCGCGCGGCTACTGGGTGCACTGCTTGGCCGAAATCGGCTGGCCGTACGACGTGGTGGCCGTGTCGGCAGTCCCTGGCGAAACCATGCAGCAGATTCTGGCGCGCTTTGATTCGTCTGTCGCCGCATACCGCCCGAACGAAGTGCTGTTGATGCCGGGGCAGAACAACTTGCTCGACACCGACAACTGCGTCGCCTTCGGCATCGCTTTGCGTGAGTACGCGATGAAGTGCCGAGCGATCGGTGCCGCCCTCCGCATCGTGTACACGACTCCGCGGTACGGCGCTTTCAGCACGACCACTGTTCGCCAAAACATCGTGCTGATCCGACAGTACATCGCGGATCTGGTACGAGACAATCTGGCCGTCGCGTCGGACGCTCACCGTGCGCTCATCGACCGCACCAGCTCAGTCGGGTCGGCCCTGTCCGGCATGCTGTACGACCAAGCATCGGCGGGCGTGCACATCGGGGCAAAGGGCGGCGTGCGGATCGGACGCCAGTTCGCCAAAGACTTCGCCCGCGAAAACTTCTCGAACCCGTTCGTACCTCCTGCGTCGAACGTGGACTGCCGGCAGACGTACGCACAGTCCAAACAACTGATGCTGAACCCTCTGCTCTCGGGCTCGGCGGGCACGGTCACCGCCCCCGCCGCAGGTGTGGCACCGGACTCGTGGCAGATCCAGTACGTCCGCTCCGGCACGTCGGCTGCACTCGTGACGATGGCCACCAACGTCGCCGACGCCAGCGATCCTGGCGGCACAGCATGCACGCTGACGTTCAGCGGCACCAAGACGGACGGCGCCGACGACCTCGCCATCCTGAACGCGTCTGCGCAGTTCGTAAACATGGCGTCGGGCGCCGCTCTCACGCCGGGCGTCGACTACATCGACTACGCACGCATGGCCATCAAGGCGACGAACGTCTCGTCGAATTTCTCGTACGCCAAGCTGCAGATCGAGGCACTCAACGGCAGCACCCCTTTGTACGAATCGACGTGCATGGCGGAAAGCGCGTCTGACCCACAAGGCGAGTTCAGCCCGAACGAGCTCGTGTTCCACGCCCCCGGGTTTGTCATCCCGGTGGGTGCCACACGCATTCGCGCCAACCTGAAAATCGGGTACGGCGCGGGCGCCTGCACGGGTGTGTTCACCGTGCCGTACCTCTACTGCCGCATCAAATAACTACCTGCCGTACACCATGAACGACATCCACGAACACACTGCTGATGCCGTCGTCGCCTCCGTGGCATCCAAGGCCACGTACGTCGGCGCAGGAACGAGCTTCATCGGGTGGCTTACAACGAGCGAGGCCGGCGTCGCTGTAGGTATCATCCTCGGTATCGTCGGCTTCATCGTGAACCTCTATTTCAAGCGCCGCGAAGACCGTCGCCAGCAAGAGCAGCACGATGCCCAGATGCGCGCGATTCGAGGGGATTACCTGTGACCCCGCCCGTGTCGACTCAGTTCAAGGCGCGCGTCGCCGTGACGCTGCTGACCATGTCGGCAGCGGCGTTTGTGGCGCGTATGCAGACTGAAGGCTACAGCGATCGCGCGATCATCCCCACGAAAGGTGACGTCCCGACGATCGGCTTTGGCACGACCGAGGGGGTGAAGATGGGCGACAGCATCACGCCGGTGCTGGCCCTCGAGCGCGCTCTGCGCGACGTGAACAAGTTCGAAGGCGCTCTCAAGCGCTGCGTCAAAGTTCCGCTGTTTCAGGAAGAGTACGACCTGTACCTCGACCTGTCGTACAACATCGGCTCGGGCGCATTCTGCTCGTCGACGATCGTCAGCCGCCTCAACGCTCGCGACTACCAGGGCGCGTGCGAGGGCATCCTCATGTGGAAGATGTACACCGTCGACCCCAAAACCAAGATCGACTGCTCCAAGCCGAACAAGGTTTGCGCCGGCCTGTGGACGAACCGACTGGCGCTGCACGAGCGCTGCATGAAGGCGCAGCTGTGAACGCCTACGTCGTCCTTGCCCTCATCGCGATAGCGTCCGCGCTTTCGTTTTTTGCAGGTCAGGGCGCAAAGGAGAGAGAGCAGCTGAAAGCCGAAAAGCAAGCGAGCGAGCAACGGGAACGTAAAGAGCGGGAGTACCGCAAAAGAGGCCAAGAACATGAGGCAATCGTCGGTACCCTCACAGCGCAACGCGACGACGCAAGGCAAAAGCTCGCAACCGCGACGACTGGTCGGCGTTGTCTTGAGTCTCGCGCTGTGCGCGTGCTCAACACCGCCGACCGAGTGCCCGGCACTGCCGAGCAACCTACTGGTGCGCCCGAAGCCGCTGAACGATCTGAAAGCCAGCGGGACCAAGAAGCCTTCGCCACAGACCGAGATGTGAGCGAGGCGATCTTAGAATGTCGCGTCGAGTACAAGAAAATCTCTGACCAGCTCAACGCCATAATCGACATCGAGCTGAGTCGTACCAAATAGCACCACCAGCACCAGCGGGTATGCGCGCAAGCGCGGTGTGCGGCGCTATCCGAGACCTTCGGCTCGGTTCCCAACCCCCGCCAGGGGCCGTGGTGTGAGTCCTTGGCATATCACGGCCCCTACCTATGACCGCCTCAAACCCAATCCGCGTCGGCCCTTTCCCCTTCGGTGAAAACAACCGCCGGTCTCCGCGCGACTTGGTCGAGAAGACGGTCGGGCAGCAGGGGCGTTTTGCGCGCGCCATCGTGAACGCAGACGTTCACAGCGAGGGCCGTGTAACGCGCCGTCGCGGATTCACGCAGGCCCTTTCCCTGACGGATGCCACCGGTGCCGTAGAGCACGCGGCCGGGGCGCTCGTCGTCGATAACGGGCAGATCCTGTTCGTGCGGCAGCAGAACGGCGGGCTGCAGTCAGAGGTACTCGGTGCGTGCGTGCCGGGGCGCCGACCTGCTTTTTGCGATGTGCCGGCCGGCACGCTGCTGTCCGATGAGGATACGATCCAGCTGATCACGCCCGAGAACGAGGTGCGCGCGTGGACGCTACCGCAGCCCACGTTTGCCTGCACCCAGACGACGGGTGCCCTGCCCCCAGGCCTGTACCGAGTGTCGGTAGCGTACCGCGCCGACGACGGCGCGCTGCATGCCGCCCCCGAAGTGCAAGCCGTCGACGTAACGACCGGCGGCATCCTCGTGAGCAACCTCCCAGCGACACTCCCGTCCGGGGTCACCGTCGTCATCGGCATGTCTCGCGCGAACGGCAGCGAACTGATGGAGGTCATGGAGTTCGGACAGGGGTCTACCCCCACGCCGCCGGTCACACTGGCCGTCGCTCCTTCAGACGGGGCAGAGTTCTGGGTAGCCGGACTTCAGCCGATGCCGGCCGGGCGCTTCATGGACACACTCGGTGGTCGCGTGCTTAGCGCGGTCGGCAACGCGGTGTTTTTCAGCGAGCCTTTCTCGGGTCACGTGTGCGCCCGAGATCGAAGCTACGTGCTGTTCGAGCACCCTGTGACGCTGTTGGCGTCGCTCGAGACCGGCACGTTCATCGCCGCGGGCGAAACCTACTGGCTCCCCGGCGACATCGACGGGGCCGAAATGCTTCCGCAGCTGCCCTACGATGCGGTGCCGTACTCGCTTCGCGCCATCCCGAACCAGAACAAAGTGTGGTGGATGTCCGAGAAGGGCATAATCGTGGGTGACCAATCGGGCGAGGTGAAGAACATCCAAGAGGCGAACAACGTTGCGCCACACGCCCAGGCGGGGGCCAGCATGTTCGTCGAGCAGAACGGTCTCCGCCAGATGCTCACGACTTTGTTCGGAGCTGAGCAGTCCCGCGCTGCTGCTTCGAGTTTCATGGACGCGGAAATTGTGCGAAGGAACACCGCATGAACGCCATCACCACCCTCCCTGTCGGCTTCAAATACCTGATCGAGGTCGTCAACAAAGACGGCGAGGTCACGGACAGCGAAATCGTCGACAACCTGATGCCGCTCCAGGGCCTCAACCACATGCTCGGCGTTGTCCTGAAAGGCAGTTCGCAGTTCGCCTCGTGGTACATCGGGCTGTACAAAGGCGCCTACACGCCGAACACGAACGACACGGCCGCGAACATCAGCGCGAACGCGGTTGAGTCGTCTGCTTACGGCTCCAACCGTTTGGCTTTTGTCGGCTCGACGGTGACGGGCGGCGTCTGCGACAACCACGACAACAAGGCCGAGTTCACGATGGCCTCAGCCGAGACCATCTACGGCGGTTTCCTCGTCTCGGCACAATCGGTCGGTAGCACGGCCGGCGTGCTGCTGTCAGTGGTCCGCTTTTCCTCGCCCAAAGTCCTCGACGTCGGTTCGATCCTGCGCGTGACGGCCGGCATCTCTCTCGTCTCCACCAGCTAAGGAGTCCTCCATGACCTTGAAAGTTTCGACCGGCCTGCGCAACAAGCTGCTGGACACCGGCTCCCTCGCCACGTTGATGGCGGGCGGTCTCATCAAAATCTACTCGGGCACCCCGCCGGCCAGCGCCGATGACGCGGCGTCCGGCAGTCTGCTGTGCACGATCAGCCTGAACAGCACCGGCACCGGTGTGAACATGGCCAGCACCGCGACGGGCGGCGTGCTGGCCAAAAGCACGTCGGAGACGTGGTCAGGCGTCGTCGCCTTGTCGGGCGCTGCAACCTACTACCGCCACGTCGCCGCCAGCGACACGGGCGCGTCTTCGACCACCCAGGCCCGCCTGCAAGGTGAAATCGCCACGGCCGGTGCTGAGCTGAACCTGAGCAGCACCACGCTGACGTCGGGCGCGACTCAGACGGTCGACTACTACAGCGTGGCTCTGCCGACGCTGTAAGGGGGCAAAGATGCTGTCTGTGTTCGATGACTTTGCGTCAAACACCTCCGTGCTCAGCACGAATTCATCGACGCTAGGGGGCCTGATCGGCTTCCAGGCAGCATCCGGTGCCAAATGGCGGCGACCCACAGGGTCGCCCGCGTCCACTGCGCAGGTCCTCTCGGGCGGCACCATGTACCCCGGTGCGCGCTTCACGTCCCCTGGCTCGGGCGTGGTGGATCCGCGTGAGTGGTACACCACGCCTTATACCGAATCGGTGCTCACTGACTTTCCGGGCGACCCCAACGCACGCGATGCCGACATCGGCCTGGAGTTGCAGTACCAGATGCAAGCACCGTCCACAACCGGGACGCCGTTTCCGCTGGAACTCACGCATCATTACGGCGGCACGTCGGCGCAATCCTATGCACGGGACTGCTCAGCGGCCTCTGCAACGGTCACGTCGGTGCAGATCAAGGTCACCCCCTCTGGCTCGACGCACGCGATTCAGGTCATCGTTTGCAATGGAGGCACCCGGTACGTCATCGACGCTACGTCGAGCGGACTGGTTGCAAACTCGCTGCGGTCTACCGTGTACGTGCGGCTGAAAGACACGATGGCCAGGGTGTACGTCAACGGCACCATGACGAACGAAGTTGACGTCGGTGCCCGTCGAGCACGCATGCCCTTTTTGATGACGGTGCGAGAGTTCGGTGCATACCGAACGACTGACATTTACTCGGTGCGCATGTTCACCATCCGCGGTGAGTACTTCCCGATGGACTTGAGCACACTGCTACGCGACGAGATGGAAGGTGCCGCAGGCGCAGTACCGACAGGACGAGCCCCCGAGGTCACGGCGTTTGGCAACTGGGTCAACGACACTGACGCCAACACGACCGCCGTGCTCAACGGGGCCGGCAAGCTGTACATGGAGAACCGCCTGAGCTATTCCGGCAGCGATCCGGTACTCGACGGCACAGGCACCAACACGCGATACCTGCCGTACGGCGGCCGTAACGACAAAGCACTGAAGGTCGGCGAATGAGTACCTACCCATCCGAGTTCACGCTCGACCTGATCGTATCGGGCATGTCGAGCACCACGAACCCCATCGTGAACGGAGTTGAGCAGCGCGTGCACGGGGTAGACATCGTGTTGACGATGGGCGAGGACTCCGTGGACCCTGCGCACCAGAGCTACCTGCAGCTGTGCTGCTTCCGCAACCCAGATGCCCCTCACTACGACACGTTTTCCGACATCGTCGTTTCCTCGCGGTACATGCGCTACACATCGGGATCATTCACCGAGATGTGGGCGTCTGCGTTGTCCTATACGCGCAACTACACATCGAACTACCCCGACTCGGGCTCAAACCTCGTAGACGACATTGCCGTCACCTTGTCGTTCTCGCCGACGCTGCAGCGGCTGTATGTCAACGGAGCGACGCAGTCGACCACGACCAGCCTGATCGCGGTGCCGGAAGACGAGCGACGTGCACACCGCGTCGCCGTGCGGGCGTTCGGCTCAGGGTATGTGGAGCGACTGCAGATCGACGGCAACACGACCCGTACCCCCGCCGTCGCACGAGAGTTCTGGACCTTCTTCAACTTGACGAATGAAAAAGTTTCCGTTCCCTAAAGTGCTCGGCTCGCCGTCCCCGGTGGGCCAAGCCGCTTCGCGGGCGCTCGACATGGTTGACGCCCCTTTCCTCACCCGCCGCGTCGGCAACACCATCGCCGACAAAGCGGGTGAGTTCTCTTACGTGCGCACGATCGAGACGCCCGACGACCTGGGACTCGTCACGGTGTTCAGTACGCCGACTGAGCAAGACTTCGCGGAACCGTCAAACAAAAAGCCCCTCGTGAGCCGAGCCCTTACCGGCGGCTCTGCATCAAAGGGGACAAACGTCACGAGCGCTATGGGAGCCGTGCCGGCGGTACCGACGATCCCCGGAGCGACCAAGTCGTTCATCAACGGACGGACGGGCGCAGTGCATGTGGGTGGGGGGTACGTCCTATGGTGCCGGCAGTCCTACCAACGCGACGTGCCGTTTACCAACTGGTCGTTCATCAGTACGTGGCCCGTACTGACGTACGTGAAACGCCCAGGCACCGAAGACGAGCCAGCAGAAGATTCCAAGTCCGTGTCATACGCGTTGACGGGGGCAACCTCATTCCAAGAATTGCGCTCAACGACAACACACTCCACGGCCAAGCATCTTGCCGACATGTCCATGAGCGCCGCGCCATACGGGGTCTTTGCGCTCGGGCAAAACGATGACGGAGACTACGTGTTCGGTGTTAGCTCGCTCACGTACACGCTGGGTGTAGGGGTGTACCGTCACCAGATCGCCATCGGAAACACGAAGACGAAAGCACTCAGCACCAAGTTCACGCGAAACTGCTCGACGTTGCCTGTGGGGTCCGGACGAAGCAGCATGTCGCGTGTGTTCTGTACCGGGCGCGGTAAAGCGCGAGCGCTGTACGTCACCTGTACAGACGCCGACGTATCGGCGAACAACGTGAACAACCTGTCCGTGTACACGGTACGTACGGACGACTTCGGAGAGACGTGGTCCATCGTCCATGAGCCGGTACTGGAGGAAGTCATCAGCCCGTGGGTGACGGCAGACCTACTGCCATACAACTCGAGCGCACTACAGGGCATCGAGCCCCACGTGCTGATCGGGTACATGGGCGCGGGCAAGCATTTTCTGTACTTCAGCGCGGGGGACACGACCGGCTATGTCACGCAGGCGGCGCCGGGGCCGAACACGACGACACGCCCTGTCCTGTTCATCGGGGATGACGACGGGTACACCCAAGCATCCTGGCCTGCCGACGCATGGCGCTCGCGAGTCACCGGCCCACTCGATGCGCGAGGCCAACGCGGGTGGATGGGGCGCAGCGGCACGACGTGGCGCTTGCCGTACACGGCTCTGGACTTGTCCTCGTGGGGGCTGCCGTCGGTGGTGATGCCTGCGGACTTCGTCCGCAATGATCTGTACAGCCTGACGTACTACGGAGACATCGCTGCCGGGTGCGCGGGCCCGACTGTGTCTTGGGCGGCCGACAACGCAGCCAAGAGCCAGCACTGGTCGTTCGGCGAGGGGTGCATCATGGTTCCGATCCGCCACTGGAACCCGAAGGCCTGGAAGATCATGCTGACGACCGACTTTGGTGCTACGTGGGTGACAAAAGACCTACCAGAAGACCTATGGCCCGCGGTGTACCGCAGCCCGCCGCTGGTCGTGCAGAGCCCGTGGAAAGACGGAGTCTCTGACGGCTCGATCTTGATCGGGCAGCAGGTATCAGGGAAGACCGAGATCGTCTGGTGGAAGACGACCGACCTGTTCGACACGTTCACGAAGGCGCTCACGGTGTCGGCCGGCGTAGACTTACCGTACGGAGAATTTGACCCGGACGGATGCGGCGGAGACACGGGCTTGCTGATCATGTCAAACAAAAAACTGGCCCCTCCGTTCCCGGCCTTCCCCAACGATTTCAAGGGTGAGTAAATGCGCAACGTTCTGACCAAGGTCTCGTACACCTACACCCTCCCCGGCTCATCTGCTGTGCCGGCCAGTCCTGGCCGCCCGTACATCCCTGCGCACTGGGTGACGGAACAGCAGCGGGTGTGCAGCGTCGTCAACTACGACCTGTACGACACCGGGCAGTCCATCGAAGAGCTGGCCCAACAGCTGCTCACCATGGGCGGCGCAGGGTCTGACCTCTCGTACAACGTCAACTACGCGATCCTCTGCACACTGCAGAACGTTTCGCGGTTTGTGCCGGAGCAGTCGTACATCGCCCCCACGCCGTACCGTGCGTCGGTCCCGCCCACAGTGGTGACGGAGTACAACCTCGGCTGGACCGGCACGGCCCGGTCCGTAGACGTGCTGCTTTCTGACGGGCGCGTGTCGTTCAAGGCGGACACCAACAACGTCGGGGCCATGGTCGGTCTGCTGGAAGCCGCGTTCGTGGGGCGCTGGACAGCACTCTACGACTACACCGTGATGTCTCACAACTTCTACATCCAGGGTCGCACTTACGCGATCTACGAGAAGGGTGTGCGCCGCACGGAAGACACCGTGTTTGCATCCGGGGACGTATTCGGCATTCGTCGAAAAAACGGCACGGTGACATACACGGTCAACGACACGACTGTGTTCACGTCGTCCGCACCCAGCACGACACCTGTGTTCCTGCTCGCAAGCTTGTACTCCGGCGGCGACTATGTGTACGACCCGATCCTCACGGCTGAAGCGTCCGGCGCCTCATCTATGCAGCCGTTGCGCAGCGCGGGCGGTGAGGGCGCGTACGCCGCTGCCGCCGCGTACATGGCCTCGTTGCGAACTGCCGGCGGCGGGCACTTGATCGCCACGGTCTCGTGCACCATGCAGCCGGTCATCGCCCTTGCGTCCGCGTACGGGCGCCCGTACGGCCAAGCGACGACTCGCCTGCCCGCGCTGACGTCCGACGCGTACACCAGCAAAGTCGTGCCGCCTTACGGGCTGTCGAAAGGGTCCATGGCCTACCTGACATCGGCCGCGGTCGGTACGACCGGAGGCGTGATCAGCGGCAACCTCACCATGCCGACGTTTGTGTCGCGCGGTAGCGATCGCGTGTACGGCGAAGCAGTCGTGACCCTGCCGCGTCTGTCCTCGTACGCCAACGCCTACGAAGGCAACGAGAACGCGTCGATCATTTCGCGCACCATCACGGCCCACGAGATCGCCGGCACACAGATTGCCTTTGCGGCCATCAACATGACGGCATCAGGCACAGCCACACTGGCCGTTGCGACCGTCATCGACAGCGACGCTTTTACGCGAGCGACAGCGAGCGGAGACTTCGACGTCGTCGAGCTGATCGAAGCGATTGCCACCAGCCGAGCCGAGACGTATGCAGGGGTGCCGCTGTGGGACAACGCAGGCGAGACGATCGTCGTGAACGCAGACACGTCGGCTTTCAGCCGCTACGAGGGGTACGGGTTCTTGTCGTACTTCCACATCGGCGACGACGTGTACGGGCTCTCGCGGGACGGCGTGTTCTTGCTGGGCGGTGACACAGACGCCGGCCTGCCGATCCAGGCGTCCGTGAACGCAGGCGCGGTGGACGCAGGCACCTCGCTGCTCAAATGGGCGTCGGAGTGCTACCTCGCGGCGGCTTCGGACGGGCCACTTCGCCTGCGGGTGACGGTGGGGGATAATGCGTACCTCTACACCGCGCGAAGCAGTAGCCCTGAGATGCAGATGCAGCGCGTCGACATCGGCAAAGGGCTGCGGGCCACCTACTTCGAGCTCGAGGTCATCAACGACAATGGTGACGACTTTGAACTCGACCGCATTGAGTTCCGCTCGGCTCCTACCTCTCGGAGAATCTGATGGCATTCACCTACACCGGCCCTTCCGTCGCAGCCGCGTTCGTCACGGGCGTCTACAACGAAGCGTGGGACTTGGCGTTTCAGAAATCCGCCGACGCCCTGAGCATGTCTCAAGACGCGGTGGACCGCGCGTCCACGCCCTCGCTGATCGTGTCGACGCCGCAAGCCGCGCTGCCTGAGATCCCGTCCACGCCGAGCCTGACGGAGCCGATGTCGATCGCAGAGGCGACAGGTCTCTACACGTCCACGGTCAATGAGATCAAAGCGCTGCTGACCGACAACTTCACGTCGTTCATCAGCGAATACTTCGGCAACACCGATGCGTTCACCGCTGCCGGCGACTGGCTCAACAAAGCCATCTCTGAAGGCGGAACCGGCCTGACGCCTGCGGCGGAACAGCGCATCTATGACCGCGATCGCGACCGCGTGCTGGCAGAAGCTCGACGGACTGAACGACAGGCGCTCACGGGGTTCTCTGCCAAGCGCTACCGCCTCCCGCCCGGGAGCATGATGGCCAGCATCGCCAACATCCGCCGCGAAGCGGGTGACCGACTGGGCGACAACTCCCGCCAGCTCGCCATCCAGGCGATGACGCTGGAGATCGAGAATGTACGTTTCGCCGTCGAGCGCGCCATCACCTTGCGCACGCAGGCGCTGCAGTCGGCCGGCGAGTACATCCGCGTGCTGGCCCTGGGGCCGCAGACGGGCGCTGCGATCACCACTGCCATGCTGGACGTCCAGGCCAAGGCCGCTCAGACGCTGTCGAGCTTCTACACGGCTCAAGTGGCCGCAGCAGAACTTCCGCTGCGCGCTCGCCTGTCGAACGCAGAACTGGTCCAACGCACGAGCGAGGCGAACCAGCGGGCCAGCGTCGACGCCATGAACCAGCGAGTTCAGGCGACAATGGCAGCAGCGCAGTCCCTGGGGACTCAGGCCGCTGCCGCTCTCAACGGACTGACTGCTCAGACTCAGTTCTCTGGAAACGAATCTCTGTAAGGAGCCGACATGGCAACTCCACGAATCCCCGGCCTTGAGGTCGACGAGCTCAGTCCGACGATGCGCAGCGCTCGCCCTATCCCGGGCGTGGAAGTCACCGAGTTTCACGCACAGCCGAACTCGGCGGGCCTCCGCAACCCGAACGTTGCAGCCGGTGCACCGAGCGCTGAAGCGCAGGCATTCCGCGCGTCGCAGCAAGCAGGCGCGATGCGCGCGCCTCCGTCCGTGCCTGGGCAACCGACCACCTCGCTCAGCGGCTTGCGCTCGATGACCGGCGCCGCCGGCAACACGGTGCGCGGGGTGCTCAACAGCAGCAAGGTGTCCGGGATGCTCAAGGCCGGCGGCGCTGTGGCTGCAGCACAGGCCATCGGCGACTCCATGCAAGACGACAGCACTGCCCGCTACGCGAAGCGCTTCGGCGTCAGCGAGCCCACGGGTGACGGCAGCATCGGCGACATTGCCAAGTTCGCCGCACTGCGCGCTGGCGGGTTCGCGTCCGACCTGGGAAACAACCTGACCGGCGGACTCGCAGGCAAGCTGTTCCGAGACAACCCCAGCGAACCCAACGTCGCGCCGATGTCGTTCGCAGCGCCCGCTGCCGGTACCGCTGACTTGCGCGCGCCCGTGTACCCGAGCAACACCCCGCCGGGCAGCGGCCCGCAGGTCACGAACGACTTGCCCGCGGGCTGGCAGGCTCGCGCCTTGGACACCGCCAGCGACAACAGCGTGCGCCGCGTCACCACGCCGGATGGCCGCACGCTGTACACCAATGTCGCAGGGCCGGACAACGCCGCCTTGATGGGCATGCGCGGCGGCGCCGTGTCGATCGCCCCGGGCGTCCCCACCGCATCGTCCGTGGCCCCCACTCCTGCAACCGAACCGATGGTGGCAGGCGGCGGGGCGGCCAGCTTGGGCGGCAGCGTGCCGTCCCAGGTGCGCTCGGCTCAGACCTTCCGCGATCAAGTCGCTCAGGGCAACGCCCAGCGCGCTGTGACTGATGGCCTGCGCAGCGGCAGCGCGCGTGAGCGAGCTGCAGCCATGCAGTTGGCCGGGCAGCTGTCCGGCGACATCGAAAACACGGCGCGTGCATCCGCTCGAAACGAGGTCGAGCAGGGCATGAACGAGATCAACAATGCGACCGCTCAGCGAGGCCAAGACACGCAGCGCGCGATCGCTGAGGGGAACAACGCTGTCTCGCTGCGCGGCCAGGACGTGCAGGCCGGCATCGCCCGCATGCAGGGGCGCATGGCGCAGATGAAGGACGATCGCCAGTACCAGCTCGACGTCGCCAAGTTCGGCGAAGAGCGAGCCAAGACCATGTTTGGCCAGCGGCAAGACGCGCGCAACAATTTCAACGAGTGGGCGAAGTCCGCGTTCGTGACGCGCGACAAGGACGGCAAAGCGATTCCGGACGAGGCCAAGGTCGCGGATTTCAACACCGCTGTGAACGCCACGCTGGGCAACATGATCACGCGCCTGCAGCAAGCGGGCGACGCCGCCAGCGTGCAGAAGGCTGAGCGCCTGCAGCAGCTCGGCATCGCCGCTCTGGACGAGCAAGACAAGCAGACCCTCAAGCAGCTGTTCGATCGTCGCAACCGCGTGACCGAGGCCCGTGGTCTCATCCCTGGTACGGCTACTGCCAATCGCTCGGACGACCTGTTCGATTACGCCATCACTGGCACCGACGCCGGCCTTGTGCAGAAGCGCTTCAAGATGGCAGGAGGCGGCAGCATCGGCGTCAACGACCTCCGATACGCAGACGGTCCGGCGAACTATGTCCTGCCTGACCTCTTCAAGGCCCCGACCTCAACACTCGGCCCGACTCTGGAAGAGCAGGCCGCCCTCAAAGGACTCCGATAATGGGCATCCTCACCGACACCATCAAGCAGCTGACTCCTTCCGAGGGCGTCGATCAAGGGCAGACTCTCGGCGAGGCGGCGGGCGCGGGCTTGCGTTCCGGTACGCTGGGCATGGGTTCGCAGCTCGCTAGCCTGGGCGGCGCAGTCGCGAACGAGCTGGGCGCTGACGGTCTCGGGCGCGGACTGCACGACAAAGCGACGGAGCTGCGCCAGCGAGCGGCCGAAGCCGCACCGCGCGTGCAGTCGGTCGACCAGATCGGATCGCTGCGCGACGCGCTGGAGTTTGGCGCAGGTACGGTCGGGCAGGCCCTGCCGTCTGTCGTGCCAGCCGTCGCGGCCGGCGTCCTGACGCGCAATGCAGGCCTGACGACGCGCATGCTTGCCCCCGCCGCCACGTTCGCCCCGATGGAGATGGGCGACGTCGTGCAGCGCCAGCAAGACGCAGGGCAGGCTGTGAACCTGCGTGACGCCGCGTTGATCGGCGGCGGTTCCGCGGCCCTGCAAAGCGTCGTGCCCGGTGTCGTCGGGGCCAAGCTGGCAGGCCGCGCTGCCGCACCGCTGGTGGCGGGCGGCGGCCTGCGGGCCACCACCGCGAAGAACATCGCAGGCGCAGCCCTGGGCGAGAGCGCCACCGAGGCGGGCGGAGAGGCGTTCAAGCAAGTGGCCATGGGCCAAGACCTCGACGCGACGGCCATCCGGGACAACGCCATCGCTGGTGCCCTGGGCGGCGCGGCCCTGGGCGTGCCCGGTGCTGCAGGCGACGTGGCGGCGCGCGGCGGCGCTGCGGCGCGGGCTGCCGTGCAGGGAATGTCCGAAAAAGTGAAGGCTGCGCCCGGAGCGCTTAAAACCGCCGCTGCGGGCCTGAGCGATCAGGCAGTGTCGAGTGCCCGCCGGGGCGCTGAAAACGCCGCCACGGGCGTATCCGAGGCCCTGACGGCCGGTAAGACGGCGCTGGATGAGACCGATCTGGCAGGCGTGGCACAAAATGTCAAAAACGTAGGCGCGGATGCCGGCCAAACCGTGCTCGACGCCCTGGCAGGCCTCAAGGGCAAGGCCGCGTCCGCCGCCGAGCGGATGACTCAGGGTAAACCCTTGGAAGACGACCCGGTGCTGACCGAGGGCGACCCCGCCAGCCCTGAGTTCCAAGCGCGCGTGCAGGAGATGGACAAGGGCCACGCGGCCAAAGCCAAGGAGTTCGCCGACGGCCTCTTGGCCAAGGCCGACGCATGGTTGACCCCCGAGCGCCGGGCTCAGCTCACCGAGGCGGCCGGCAACCTGGGCGACGCAGCCAACCGCGCGACCGTGGCAGGCATGCAGAAGGCCCGTGAGGGCTACGACCGCGCCAGCACGATGCTGCGCAGCGCGACCGACGACATGCGCGCCTGGGCCGAAGCGCGTCTGCCCGCTACCGACAAAAACGCCAAGCAGTCGAAAGTGATGTCCGGCCTGGGTGCGCAGATCGACGAGAGCGTGGTTTCGCGCGCCCTGAACAATCACGGCGTTGAGGTGGACCCTGAAGTGCGCACCGCGTTCAGCAGCGCTCTGGCTAACACCGTGCGTGCCATGACGATCGGCGAACGCGTCCCTGCCCGCACCGTGAGCATGCTCGACGACGCATTGGGCGAGCACTCGTCTGCCGTGATGGAGCAAGTGTTCCGCGCGACGTTCCCCGGAGCGACCCTGCAACAGCGTGATGCGTTCTACAAGGGCCTGAACAAGGTCCTCGACACGCGCGACAGCTACACTCGCGTGATCGACCGCATGACCAACGCGCTGCAGCCGGAGCAGGCCAAGTCTGTGACCACCTCCGACATGCGCGCGCTGTACCGCGCCGTGCGTGAGTGGGATGCTCGCCCCGACCGAGGCACGGCCGAAGACCGCTATCGCTCGCGCCAGATCGTCGAAGGCATGCGCGAGTACTTCGGCGAAAAGACCGATAGCGTGCTCGAGGACATCCGCAAGAGCCGCCTGAAGGAAGAGCAGCGCGTCGACACGGCCAGTGACGAAGACGGCGCCGACTTCGACGACGGCCTGACCGAGACCGAGGTGGAAGACCCGGACCCCAAAGACCCGACGCTGGCCTTCGAGCAGCAGAGCCCCGAACAGAGCAAAGCAGACCCGAGCGCACCCCTGAGTGCCGTCGGTGTCAGCCGCATGCGCTTCAAAGGCGGCAAGGGCGCTGACGACCGCCGCACCAGCCCGCGGGCGCTGCGCACGAACCCCGACAAGCCTGACAGCGACGTGTTCGACACCGTGGCCATGACCAAGGTCATGCGCACTTCGCAGCCGTATCAGGACGGCGAGGTGAGTGGCCAGCGCCGCGATGCACGCATGTTCAACGAAGCCGTGAGCCGCCTGAGTGAGAAGCTCGGACGCAGCGTGGACGTGCCGGACACGGCGGTGGTCAACGAGAAGGGCATGACCTGGGGCGATGCCAAGAAGCTGCTGAACAACGATCCGGGCCCGAGCGTCACGGACCGCAAGCTGCAGCGCCTGCGGGATCAATACCGAGACGCCAAGGCCAGCAAAAACTCCGACCGCATGAGCGCTCTCGAAGCGCGTGCACAAGAGCTGCTCGACCAGCGTGACGCTGAGATTGCATTCGACGGATCTGACCTCGAGCCCTCGCTCGCGCAGGACTACCTCACTGCGCTCGGTAAGGACGCGGCCGACCCGCGCCAGGACAACATCACGTTGGCCGCGACCCTCAAGCCTGATGAGCTCGCGCTGAAGACCGACGAAGCCGGCCAACCGCTGACCAAGAGCGTGGCCCGTAGCCGCGACGGCATGCTGGGGCGCCTGAGCAGCAAGATCAGCCAGATGGAGAACGCCACCTACACGCGAGAAGACAAGACGTACGTCAACAAGCCCGCGCAAGCCCTGGGTGCAAAAGCACGCGAGCTGTTCGGTAAGTTTGACCAGCTCAAGCCGCTGGACCAAGCCGCGCTGCTGTCGATCGTGCAGGCCGACAAGCCCAGTGATGCAGCGGGCACGATCAACGCGCTGACTGCAAAGTACGCCGACAAGCCCGCCAAAGACCTGGGTGCTCGCGTCGACGCGATCGCCGCCAAAGAATCCTGGGACGTGCTCGACACGCCGGAGAAGGCCGTCAAGTTCATCGAAGCTGCAGTGCCACGCATGCGCGAGCTGAACAACATGGACGACATGTCTGATGTGCAGCGCAAGGCGTATGCAGGACTGCTCGGCGTGTTGGGGCGGGACGCAGACCCGCACATGCTGGTGACGGAGGCCGATGGGTTCTACGAACTGAGCAAGAAAGAGCAAGAGTCTCTGCTGGCCCGTGTCGACGCTGCCACCGCCGCCTCGGAGGTGGCGGCCAAAAGCCCAAAAGCGCAAGCCGCCCGGCTGGAGGCTCGGGCACGTTCTGGTGACGCGTCGCTGATCAAGGAAATCAACTCGATGCAGGACGCAAAGAGCCTGCAGCGTGCCCTCGACCACCTCAACTCGGCGGATGTCCGCAGCGAAGCAACGGATGCGCTGAACGCGCGCATCGGTGAGCTGGCGCAAGACCCAGACGTGGCCTACAACCTGCAGACCCCTGCAGGCAGTGCGGTGCCGCACACCACGCGCATGGATGTGCAGCGCCACATCGAGAAGGTGCTCGGCCCCAAGATCAACGTGGCCTGGAAAGTCATGGGTCACGAGGGCGAGTACACGGCGCACGACGACACGATCCGTGTGGCGGTCCACTCCATGAACCCCATGGGCACAGCCTTCCACGAGAGCTTCCACGCGTGGGTCAAGCGCCTGGGCGACCACGGCGCGCAGGACATCGCCAACACGATCATGCGCGCCGCCAGCTCGGACCACGTGATCGCTCAGCTGCGCGATCGCCTCAAGGGCGAGCCCGCTGCCCTGGCGCAGCTCAAAGATGCTGAAGAGCGCGCAGCCTACATGTACCAGTTCTGGGCGAGCGATTCGACGTTCCGCGTGGCTGCTGGCGCACGGACAGCGTTCGACAAACTCGGGCAGTTCTTCCGCAAGGTGCTTGGCATCGTGAGCAACGACGAACGCGCTCTGCACATCATCGACGCGTTCAACGCCGGTGAGTACGCGAAAGACAACTACGCGTTTGTCGACACGATGAACGCGTACGGCCGCAACGCAGCGCTCGAGAAGATCAAGGCGTTCGTCAAGCCGTTGACAGACCTCGGTGAGCGACTGGTGGGCGCAGGCAGCGAGAACCTGCGAGACACGGGCATCCCTGCTCTGCGCGATCTGGCCAACGCCATGAAGCTCAAGCAGACGATCAGCGGGGATGCTGCCGATGCTGGATTCATCCCGGAATCGCGCCGCATGCGCACTGAGTTCCTGAACCAGCTCAGTGCTGGACTCAAGGGCATGAGCCCCGAGAACATGGACGCTGCGCTGCAAGAGCTGCAAGGTGGAGCGAAGGCGACGGACGTGAAGGCCCGCACGGCGGTAAAGGTCACGCGCAAGATACTGGACGGCATGCTGCAGTACATGCAAGACGCCGGGGTGCGCATCGAATCCATCGGTGCTGGTGTCGACTACTTCCCGCGCGTCTACGACGTCAACTACATCGGCAGCAACCGCGATGCGTTCCGTGCCGTCCTGACCAAGCACGGCGTGTCCAACCCTGACCGCATCGTCTCGAACTTGATCACTGCGCAGGGCAACGAGTTCACGATCGAGTCCATGAAGCCGGGCATGCAGTTCGCAAAGGAACGCGCCCTCAAGAACATCCCAGACAGCGAGCTTGCTCCCTTCATGGTGAAGGACTACTCGCGCATCATGGCGAGCTACATCAATCAAGCTACGCGCCGAGCTGAATGGGCCCGCCGCTTCGGTGATGATGGCGCTCGAGTCACCGAGCTGTTGGCGAAGGCCAAGGAACAAGGCGCTGACGCCGGACAGCTACGACACGCGGCTGAGTTCGTACAAGGAGTCGACGGCACCCTGGGCGACGGCCTGGACCCCCGCGCCCGCAAGCTCATGGGCAACCTGATCGTGTATCAGAACATCCGCTTGCTGCCGCTGGCGATCTTCTCGTCCGTCGTCGATCCACTGGGTATTGCCGTCCGTGGCGGCACGGTGGGCGACGCTTTCGCTGCGTTCAAGCGCGGTGTCAAGGAGATCCCCAACAGCTTCCGCGACGACGCGAAGCTCACGAACGACTTGGCTGCTGATCTGGCCGAAACACTCGGTACCGTCGAGAGCGCCACGCTCAATCACGTTGTCGGCGAGATGTACACCGAGTCGATGACGAGCGACTGGGCGCGCAAGGTGAACGACAAGTTCTTCAAGTACAACATGATGGAAGGCTGGAACCGCAGCATGCGTGTGGCAGCGACGCAAGCTGCCGTCAAGTTCATCGCTCGTCATGCAGACGGTACTGCCGACGCGCACAGCAAACGATGGATCGCTGAGCTGGGCCTTGAGCCCGGCAGCGTGCCCATGCGCAACGGAGAGCTCGACGTTACAGACCCTCGCGTGAAAAGCGCCGTGCACCGCTGGGTGGACGGCGCAGTGTTGCGCCCTGACGCAGCAGACAAGCCGGTGTGGATGAACGACCCGCACTTCGCCCTCATCTCGCACCTCAAGCAGTTCGTGTACGCGTTCAACGAGACGATCCTCAAGCGCGTCGTGCATGAAGCCAAGTTCGGCAACTACGACGCGGCGCTTGCTCTCGCGAGCTACGTGCCTGTGATGATCGCAGCCGATGCAGCCAAGGGTTTGATCATGGGCGGCGGCGAAGAGCCTGAATGGAAAAAGGGCTGGACGTTCGGCGACTACTTGAGCAACGGCGTGCAACGCGCGGGCCTGTTTGGTGTCGGGCAGTTCGGCCTGGACGTGCAGGAGCGAGGGCTTGGTGCGCTGACGGGGCCGACGATCGAACAACTGAGCGACGCCGTCGGAGTGATGGGCGGGCGCGAGGCGTTCGGAAAGTTTGCGCTGGACGCGATGCCGGCGCACGCCTTGTTTGGTGCTGCGCTTGGTGGGGGGTCGACCTGACCCTAAAACGACTGAGTAACTCTACCTTCCATTCTTACATTCCAATCTTCAATTTCTTCTATAGGAAGAGGAAAAGAGAAGAGCTAAGTTCTAGTAGAAGAACAAAAAGCACGGAATGGAATGGAAGTTGGAAGGCGCGAGGTCGTGCTGGTGGCAGCGGGCCGGCAGTGTGAATGAGGGACCGCATAGGGGTGTTGGTACCTGATAGGTTGCACACTGCGGGGCTCTTCGCTCAGCCTTAATAGGCTTCGGGTTTATGCGTCATGACGCAAAAAGAAAGAGCACCGTGGGGTGCTCTTTGTTCTTGGGTCAGCTCTTCAAGCGAGCCGTAACGGCGCGGAGTTCACTGCTGCACCGCAGGCATCCTCCGTCTTGACCGAGTATGCACAAGCAGCGCGGACAAAGCGAGGGGCGATACTTCATGCTCAGTCCTTGATCGGCTCCAGGCCACCGCGTTTGGTCAGGCCGAACTTGTCGCCAAACGTCATGATCGGCTCGTCGTTCAGCATGGCCACGACGCCCTCCTTGTCGGTCTGCACTTCGCAGATCGTGATGATGACTTCGCCCCACAACGCTTTGTTGACTGCCTCTTTGCCCAGCTTGTGAGCGGCGGCTTGCGTGGCCTCGTAGCCAACGACACCGCCATCGGTTTCAACGCGGAACACTTTCATTGCTTGGTTCTTTCTTCGAACATGTCGTAGAGACAGTGGACGGTGTACCACTTGTCATCTTCCAGCTCTAAGTCGAGGCTTTTGAAATGGACGACGACTTTGCCGCGCCGTAGAGAAAATTTGAACGGTACGACTGTCTCGAGATGACGCTTCGTTGATGAGGTGGGCCACCCGGCGAACGTGAACGCAATCGTCTCAGGGTTATATCCCTTGAGGCGATTGGCCACACGCAGCTCTTCAGGTCCGCCCAACGTGTCGACAATTTTGTTGCCGAACAAGTAGTAGCAGCTCCCGTCAGTGCTGGCGTTTCCGCGAGTAGCCCGCTCGCCTTTGTACATGCAGGCCGAGACTTCAGCTGCTTGCTTGGTGCCGTGCACGGGTCTTCACCTCTTCATACTTGGCGGTCAGCGCTTCGCGCAAACCTTCGACGGACGTACCGGGGAACGTGCGCATGTAGTCGGTCAGATAGACGTTGTCTTCTGCGCCATCCCACATCTTGATGTACGTGCCTTCCTTGTAGCCGTTGGCCGCGCGGAACAGGTTCAGCACGTTCTTGCCGATGTACATGATTTCGAGTTCAGCCCAGGTGAGACCGACGCGCTGCATGACCACGTTGAAGATCGAAGGAGCCACGAAGCCGAGACCAGCCAGCCCACCGAGGATGTCAACAGACTCGTGCAGTGTCAGCCCGTTGAGGGTGAAGCGACGGCCAGCGATGTCCACGACAGACATGGCGTCGTGTTCTTCGATCGTGCGGCGAATCACTTCGGCCGCAGTGCCGGAGCTGCCTTGGCAGTCGACGAGATGTTGACTCAGCATGAAGTGCCAGATGTCAACGACCTCGAGCTTGGCTTGCTCCATGTCGGGCGCTTGAGCCTTCCACCACTTCCAACCGAGGTGTTCGGTCAGTTCAGCGGCTTCGACGCGGATCGCTCGCGTGAACGGGTTGTTGGCCGTGAGCCACTGCGGATTGATCTTCAGGTTCAGCGCGTCCTGCAGACCCAGCATGCGGGTCAGCGAGTCGTGAGAAGGCAGAAACGGAGAAGGCGAAGGAGTCGAGGAAGTCGTCATGAGTACCTTTCGAAATAGCGCGAAGACGATCGGCGACTTCGCGCACGACCTGTTCCTTCGCTTTGTTACGCGGGGGCAAAGGCGCCCACGCGAGGTATCTGCCGTCATCAGACCAGCACCCGGTGACACAGATGTGGCCTTGGGTGAGCAGCAGAACTTTGGAGCCGCCCGGCGGTTTGGCGTCGCCAGCAAGCGGATACTGATATTCAGGGAAGCCATCAATGTGCGGCATACGTACCTCGTTGGATGCGCTTGGCATCACGTACTACGGCGTTGATCGTCACTTCAGGGATCTTGGGGGTACAGGCTACCGTGAGCCTGTGATCAACATCGCTGATCGTGACCGTGATGTAAACGATGCCACGATCGAACTCATGATCGACCACCACAAAGCCTGCTCTGGTCAGCGCTTTCCGTATTTCGCGTACCAGTTTGTTGACGCTCATTCTGGCGCCTCTTCGATGCTGTCGGGCAGAGCCTTGAATTCGACTTCATAGCCTGCCCTGCGCAGTGCTTCTTTCATCTCGTCGATCTGGTTAAGTACCAAGATCAGCTGCGATGTACGAGCAGACAAACGAGCTTGCAAGCGCTCAATACGCTCTTCAAGCTTTTGGATGCGGCGATTAACTGTCACACGAGCTCCAACAATCCAAGTTTCAGGCAAGTCACGAACACCCGCTGTTGCGCTGCAGAGAGCTGACAGTACTGGATTGGGCCTTCCATCTGCAGCAGTTGTTCGACGTTCGTACTATCGAGTGACCGCGTTGCAGCCCGCAGAACTGCATCTGCATCAAGCGCAGTGCGGGCGGCGACGGCAGAACGTGGCATAGGAGCCGTCCATGATTCGTAAAGCGACGGAACGCTGCGAGGCTTGAACCGATCGCGTAGATCACGCAACTCAGTAAACAGCTCGGTGTACTTGCGACACACGACCTCGAGCGAAAGCTCAGAGGCGTAGCGTGCTTTTGCCGCGCGACCGATCTGATCACGCAGCTGCGCGTTTGTGAGTGAGAACAGGTATGAGCAAAGCTGCGGCACAGAGAAAAAAGTCTGCTCAGCGGCGGCGCGATGGTACGCAGCAGTAGCTCCAGTGAAATCAGGACCGGCGAAAGAAGCGGCGGTCATGCGCAGCAGATACCCCGATTCACGATGCACGATCATGTCTGAGTGCCCGGCCCATTCCGTAGCGATGACCGGAAGCCCAAGAGACATGGCTTCAGCTGTGGCCATACCAAATGTCTCTTGGACATTGTCAGACGGCGCGATGTACACATCCGCGCTACCCCAGGCGGCTTGCCACTCTTCTTCATTGGCCCCGTTGAACAGTACAAACTCGACTCTCGGGAAGCATGCAGCGACTGCCGCCAGCTCGGCTTCATCGTCTGTCGAGCCAACGCCAGCAACAGAATACTGAACAGTTGTGTTGAGCTGTTCAGCGAGCATCTGCAGCGCGGCGAACACAGGCGCCAGATTGGCTTTGCTCCAAGCCGAAATACGGCCAGCGGTAAGTGCCGTGAACCAGTACTTCTTGTACGGCCGGACAACAGGCGCGCGCGTAGGCAGTGGAATAACAGGCAGCTGAACAAGACTGCTGCCCACCAGGGATTGAACAACCCTCTTAGCGGCCGAGGACGTACACACGAGCGCGTCGTACGGTTTCAAGCACCCGTAGCTTTGCAGCTCAGCGACCACATGCGGGGTCGACAAGGTGTGAGTCAAGCCACACATGCTGTACCGCTGAAGACGATGCTTGGCTTGTTCGGTGATGAACGGGTCAGCCCTGAACACGGTGTCTATTGGTGCATCGCTAGGCAACGCAACAGCACCTAGTTCTTGCTTCAGCAAGGCGTGAACGTTCTCAGTGGCTTTCGACGCGCCGTTAAGAAAGAACCGCTCTTGCGGATAAAACCCGATCATAGGATCAGCCTTTCAGACGCATTGCGGCGCGTCGTGCGATCTCGTTTTCGATTTCGCGCAGAGTGTCGGTCAGACGACGCGTACCATCGTTTGTTTGATTGAGCATGCGCGCCGCCAGATGGCAGATGATGTCTTCAGGCAAACTGAAAGTACTAGACCCGGTTGATGTAGATGAATGCTCGAGCAGCGTGAAGCCCGATGTAGCTGGAGCCCTATGAAGGTCCCAGCACTGCGCTCGTTCAACAACCTCGATCATGGCATGTCAGCCGCGTGCCGCTCACCCAGGTACACCGGGTGGCGGGGTTTGTCCTTCACGCCCACGGGGAAGAACTTGTACTTGACGATCTTGTTCACCCAGTCCATGCGCGCGCGGTCAGCCGCGGTGAAGCCGGTGCCGATTTCAAACGATACGCCGCTGTGGATGTCGCGCACGGCCAGCGCGCCCATGGTGCCCTTGCCAGTCAAACCAGCCTTGGCCTTGCTGCGTTTGGTGCGGCCCAGGTTGTCGGTCTCAGCTTCGTTGCCGTTGTGCATCTCTTCGATGATGCCCAGCACGACAGCTTCGCTGTCTTCGAAGCGCTTGACCTTGAGCATGTACTGCTCGCGGGCAGTGGAACGGCCATGCTTGTACAGGCCCATGCCGCTGCGCAGGATCAAGCCCTCGTAACCCAGGGCGATTTGCTTGGCCTCGTATTCGAGCAGCGCGTCTTCATCGTTGATGTGAACGTGTTCGTGGACGACGATCTTGACGTTGGCTTCACCTTTGAGGCGAGCAGCGACTTGACGCTCGGTGCCCCACTGCTCCACGTAGTTGCGCACATAGGCCAGCCGATTACTGAATGCCTCAGGGCGGTCATGCACATCAAACACATGGAACGTGGCTTCGGGCTCACCGGCGTGGCTCATCACCGCTGAGTTCGTCACGCGGTACACGTCGTCAGCGGTGGGGGAGCCGACAATCAGTTCACCGTCCAGACCGTCGAACTGAGGCTTGCCCGACAGGGCGGCGAAGATGGCCTTGTTCGGGATGTCCAACAGCTTGCGGCTGACCAGCCGCTTGTTGAGCACAACGGCACGGATGCCGTCGAGCTTCGGCGATGCGAACAGCGGGTACTGCAGAATCTTGAAATCAGCCGGCGAAGCCAGCATGGGTTTGAATGACATGATGCTCCTTAACAATTCCAGTTTTGGATCACTGCCCTGAGTGCATCCAGGTGCAGCGACGACCGTGCTTGAGCCGATGCGCGCACATGCGCGATTGCGGCGGGGGCATGCTTGAAGCGGCCTGATGACAGAATGCGTGTGCCTACGCGCTTTGTCCCGTTCTCGATGACAGAGAATACGCCCCAGCCTTCAGCCAAGGCGGCTGCCTGCATGGCCGGCGTCCACTTCACAGAAGTCGCGCCTTGATCATGAGTGCTACGGCTTTTCGGCACGTGCTGTCTCCTTTTTGAGCTTGGTCTGTGACATACCGTTCAGCTTCTTTGCGTGAGCTGAATCGGGTTGTGTGATCAAGCACACGCGCATGGCGGAATACCATGATGCGGTTGTGCGCCAAGACGTTTAAGCGCCAGCCTTGCTCACGAGCCGCTTCGTGGTTAGAAGGCTCCCAGCCCAAAGCACGTAAGCGGAGGTGGATGTCACTGTGTTTGATCATCGCGCAAAGAATCTACGGCGGCCCTCCAGTGCTTGCTGGCAGTGCACGCAGTTGTAAAAGCTGAGCTTGATACGAGCCTCGGGGATTTCACTCCCGCATTCACAGTGCCCGTCAAACCCTGCGGGCTTTGGTTTTTGCGACCGGGCTTTGTTAATCCCAGTTTCGATCTCCGCGCGTGATAGCGCGTCGGCGACTTCCATTTGGTATTCGTCCATCGTCTTTCTTGCGATTAAGCAGGTAGCTCAGCAACAGCGCTGTGGTGACGATTTTATAGACCGCGGACATGACGCGGGCCGTGGTGAAAAGGGGTTGAAGATTCATGGCATTGTGAACTCGGCGATCGCGGCTGCCAGTTGTTGCTTTGTTCGAACCAGGGAGTAAAAGACCGATGGCGGCAGGGGCTCTTCCCAGGCCATGTCCTGATAGATGACCCCGCCTTCAGGGCAGCCGACGATGACCCAGACGTTGCGGCCTTCGTCGTATCGCGCTGCGCCCCACTCGAGCTGTAACGTCGACAACTCAGGCAAGATGAGTGTGGTTTCGCGCGCCGGGATCTTGGGGAGCCACTTGTACTCGATCCACAAATCCGTCGACTTGCGCTTTCCGCGTCGCTTGCCCGAGTACCACACGTCCCACGTACCTCCACGGTAAGGGTTGTGCATTTTCTCGAAGTAGGGCTTGGCCCCATCTTCAAACTTGCGATGCACGGCCGCGATGAAGTTGTTCTCGGGCTTGCTGCTCATCGCCGACCCTTCGCCTTGACGGGCACAGGCGCCGCGATCACATCGCGCCGGTCGTAGTGCTTGGGGTTCTTGCCCGCGTGCAGAGCCTGCAGATGCGCCACTTGGGGCAGCAAGTTGTCCACCAATCGCTGATAGCCGTCGTTCGGAGAGAACTGCCGGTCGTCGATCAGCGTGCCGTAGGCCTGAGCATCCACGATGATGGCGAGGCACGCCAAGGCGTTGGCGAGGTGTGGGTTGTTGGAGTCGAACGCCAGCTCCTGGCCTTCGAACCAGAGGTCCATGTGGCGCTTGAGTGCGGCCACGTAGATCGAGGCGTAGACCGGCGTGGCACGCCAGTTCAAACGTCCGTACTTGCCCATGCCTTCCAGCAAGCCCAAGCACCCCATGGCCGTCGCTGTCGCGGGCCACAGGTGCAGGGGCAGCTTGGCACGGCCAGCGGCATCCTTGGGGTTGGCGGCGTCGTGCATGGTGCTCACTTCTTGTTCAGTTCGGCCCAGATGAGGTGGGCGTGTTGGGCTTGAGCGATGGCGTCGCTCAACGCGTTGTGCTTCACAGCTGCTTCAGGTTTGCCCGCGCGTTTAGCTGCTGGCAAGTTCTTCAGCGTGCGGAAGCAGCGGTTGTTCCAGAACTTCCAGGGCAGCTCCCAGCCGAACGACTTGACGGCATGGTGCAGCATAGGGATGTCGAAATCCGCACCGTTGCTCCACACG